TATCACCCACCATTTTCTTGTTTTTGGTGATGGGGTTGGTCTGCTGCGGCTAGGTGTCGTGGCGACGGTCGGGCTGGTCTGTTGCGCCGACGTCATCCCGGGCCTGACCCGGGATCTCCTTGGTTCGGGGGGACCCTCGGATCACGTCCGAGGGTGACGCCTCTCTCGTGACAGAAGCCGTGCCAGCGCCGGTCTGCTGGGCGGGAAGAGGCCCTCGGATCGCGTCCGAGGGTGACGCCTTCTTCCTCACGACAGAAGCCGTGCCAGCGCCGGACCGGGGGACGGCGCCGCGACCTACCCGCTACCGTACTTTATGGCGGCCACGTACATCCTAGCCCCGCGCTCAGCGCTGTCTTCACCAAAGCGCCGGCCCATCGGGCCGGTCCGGCGCTGGCACGGCGGGGGCTGCGCCCCCTTGTTCCGTGCCTAGGGAGAGAAGCGAAAACGTCATCCCCGGCTTGACCGGGGATCTCTTCGAAGCGGGAGACCCTCGGATCAGGTCCGAGGGTGACGGGGCTTCTCGTGCCGAATGGCGTGCCAGCGAAGAAATCCATCCGTCATCCCGGGCTCGACCCGGGATCTCCCTGAACAGCCGTCATCCCGGGCCCTGACCCGGGATCTCCCGCCGCTGCGCGAAACCCTCGAAACCAGCCCGAGGGTGACCCCCCAACAAAACACCCCACCCAAACCGCAACAAACCGCACAGCCCCGCCGACTTGCCTCTTGAAGCCCCGCGCCAGGCTGCGCTAAAGAGCAGGCCACGGGTCGTTAGCTCAGTTGGTAGAGCGCTTCGTTTACACCGAAGATGTCAGGAGTTCGAGTCTCTTACGACCCACCATCTTTTCAACGACTTACGCCCGATTAACGAAGTGCATGGCGGTTCAGTGAACCTAGCTGAACCTAACTCGCCCCCTTGATCGCGGTGAAATTCAGCACCTCGGCGGCGTCATCCATGTGGCTCGGCGCGTACCTGGCGTAGGTCGAATAGGTCACGGCCACGTTGGAGTGACCCAGGTACTGAGCGACCTTCTCCATCGGGATTCCGGCGGCGACCATGTGGACGGCGGCGGTGTGGCGCAGGGTGTGCAGCGTCACGTCCTCCAGCCCCGCCGCCTCGACCGCGGCCTTGAAGCCGTTGCGGATCGACTTCACCGGCCGGCCGGCATACTCGATCACGTACTCCGACAGCGCGGCCTCCTCTGCCGATTGCAGAGCGGCCCGCGTCATGCCGTTCATCGGCACCACGGCACGACCCTTCCTGGTCTTGCTGTCCTCCAGCCGCAGGTTGATGATGCCGCGCTCGAGATCCACTCTCCCCCACGTCAATTCAAGCAGAGCTCCGACCCGGGCAGCCGTCCCGAGTAGCAGGACGATCGCCAGCCGCGTGTGCGGCGTCGTCGTGGCGCTCAAGAGCCGGTCGATCTCCTGGTGGGTCAGGTAACGTTCCTTCGGGGCGGGCTTCTCGGGACGCCAGATGTAGGGCGCTTCCGCGATGATCCGGGCCTTCTTCTGTGCCCAGGTGAGGGCGCTGCGCAGGTGGCCGAGCTCGGTATGGGTCGAGCCCTGGGAGATGCCCGCGCCCTCCCGCATGGCCGCATAGGCGCGGCAGTGCTCGATGGTGATCTGTTCGGGGGTGAGAGTGCCGAAGAAGGGCAGGACGGCCTTGCCCGTGTAGCGCATGGTCTTTGCCGTGGGCTTCTCTCCGAGGTCCAGGACGTAGGCCGTCCAGATCTTCTCGATGTTGACGCCGGACCCGTCCAGGGTCTCGCGGCGGTAGACCGCTAAGCCTTCCGCCGCCGCTTCCTCTCGGGTGCGTGCCGCAAGCTGATGGCGGCGACGTTTGCCTGTGACGGGATCCGGCCAGTAGACGCAGAACCCCCCTCTGAATCTTCCGATTGCGATGTCTGACACGCTTCGTACTCCTCAACCACGCTGACTTTAATCCTGTACAAGTCTCCCACGCGGAAGTGCGCGAGCTTCCCTGACTGGCACAGATTGCGCACGGTTGTATCCGTACAGCCCCACCGCTCCGCAAGTGTTTTCGGCGTGTAGACCTTTGGCGCCATCGCTAAGCCCTCCTGACTGATCGAAACTTTCCCTCGTCGCCATAGACCTCCTGGAGCTGGCGAAGGGTGAGATGCTGGTGCTGCTCGGGAATCGCCCGAAGCGAGCGGATGCGGCGGTGGCCGCTTTCCGCGCCGACCAGGATACCGTTCTTGACCACGGGACGGGTGGCGACCTTCACGGGGCACCAGCGGTCGAAGACGCGCTGCTCGTAGAACCAAGGTCCCGTCATGCCGCCCTCCGCTGGATCCAGTAGGCGGCGGAAAACTTCGCATCCTCGCCCAACTCGGACTTATCCCTGATCCACTGGAGGTAATCGACGGGCACTTCGTCGAACCGTTGGCCCCGGTGCTTGCCGAAGGTGAGCTTGTGCATCAGCGCCGGCTGCGCCGACACCTCGGCCATCTGGTCCAGGCTCTCGAAGTGATCGAGGAGCTTCAGGAAGATGTGGCCAGTCACGTAGGCGTCGGGCATGGCGCGGTGCGGCGGCATGGCGAGATCGCGGTTGAAACCCGCCACCTCGTCCAGACCGAGCCAGTAGCGCAGCACCTGGTTGCCATGGCCGGGGGCATCCGGCCAGGCCCGCAGGGCGCACTTGTAGGTGCAGATCCAGCCCTTTCCGACGCCGGGGTAGAAGTGCTGCTCAAACTCGGCGTTGTGCGCGACGGCGTACTCCTCGGCCCCCAGGCCACCCCAGAACTCGGGCCAATACTGGTTGGCCTCCAGACAGTCTTCGAGGTCGGACATCTGGAGGTGATGGACGGCCATAGTTTCGGGCGGGATCGGACCACGCGGCCGGGCCAGGCGGTAGAAGGGCTCGCTGACCGTGCGCTCCTCCAGATCGACCGTGACGCGGCCCATCTCGATCACCTCGGGCGCGGGATCCTCGGGCGTGCCCGTGGTCTCGTAGTCGATGACGTAAACCTTCATGTCTTCACCGTGATCGCTGCGAACTTCTTGGGGTTGAACACCGTGTTTCCGATCTTCACCACCGCGTGGGGGTTCTCGGAATTGCACTGGTTGCCGATGTGGGTCAGCCAGTCTTTGACCTTCTCCTCAGTCATGCGGTCTTCAGCCAAAGGGATCTTTTCACCGCTTGGCTGGATGCCGAAAAACACCCTGCGCTTTTCGGTGGGATCTTTGGCTTCTAGCTCTTTCTCGTCTTTCATTGGGAAGTCCTCTCGCTGATGATTTCGGGTCTCTGAATCCGCGGCGGGAAGCGCCACTGGATCCGCATGACAGAGCAATCTCCGTCGGCCTTCAGGCGGTGCGGGGTCGAGGGCACGTCGATGCTCTCGCCGTACTTCAGCCACCGCTTGTAGAGCTGCTTGGCATCGCCATACCACCAGACCTGAAGCCGCCCGAACTGGAGGCTGTAGGTCGTCACGTGGAGGCTGGTGCTCCAACTGGTGCGCTCACCGCCGAAGAGGTCCAGGCGGTCGATGACGGTGATCTCGTTGGAGAAGAGGCGCGTCCTGTTCACCGCCGATCCTCTTCGATGGGGAAGGGCTCGCGGGGCACCGTCACCGGCTTCCGGCTCAAGGCATACTGGCCCTGAATGTAGGAGTAGTAAGGCACCTCGATCACGCGGCGGTCGGTCCTGCAGGGCGTGTCGCTCATGCCGCATTCTCCCGCTTGCGCTCCACCTCCCAGGCCATGCGGCTGAGTTCGTCGGCGCCCTCGCGCAGGGCCTTCGTGTCGTCGAGCTTGCCCATGGCTGCGCGGAGCTGGAAATGGGCGACCATGAGGCGCACGGCGGCGCGGGTGGAGAGCATCGTGAGCTTTTCAGCAGCGGTCATTTTTCGGCCCACGCCAGAAATAGGGCTGCGGCGACCAGGGCGATTAAGCCCCAGACAATCCATGCGCCGATCAGCCAGAGGTAGGTCACGATGTTGGTCCACTCCGTCTCTCTCAGATCGAGCGAGATCAGCGAGGTGAGCGGTGCAGCCATGATGTAGGCGACGACCGGGCAGATGATGTAGCGTAGCATTCAGTTCTCCTCTCTGCGGACGACGCCACCGCCGACCTTCTTTTTCCACTTCGACCCTCGACTACCCGGCAGCGGGGCCTTCGGCTTTGCCAGCCCGAGGTGCCTCTTGCGGACCCGCGCATCCTTCTTCTTCTGCTTCAGATCCTCGCGGGTCTTGGCCTTGTGCGCCTCCTTCAGCACCGGCTGGAGATTGCTCTCCCGGTGCTCGCCGCCGTTCGTCAGCGCCTGAATGTGATCGACCTCCCAGGCATCACCGGGCCGGATCTTCCGTGCGCTCAACTGGCAGACGCCGCCGAACCGCTCGAAGACCCGGAGCCGGACCCGGGCCGGTATCTTGGCGTCGGGCGTGGCGCCGATCCATTCAGGCACTGACCGGCTCATGCGGCCTCGCGCTCCCGGTCCACCACCACGGCCAGGTGACGGACCTTGCCCGCCACGATGGCTTCAGCCATGGCGCGGGGGCCGTCGAACTTGGCGAGGTCGGCGGCAATGGCGGCGATCAGCTCCTCTTCCGGGTCTGCCGTCTTCGCCACCTCTGCCGCCGCCTCCTGCTCGGGCTCGGCCTGAACCTCTGGTTCGGGTTCCTCGTCCCTCGGTGCGGCTGCCTTGGCCTCCGCTGCCTCGGCGCGCTTGCGGGCCTCTTCAGCCTCGGCCTTGGCCGCGTCAGCCTCCCGCTTGGCTCTGGCAAGCTCGGCTTGCTGGGCCTCGCGCTCCTGGACCATCTTCAGGGTCGTCTCGAAGGCGATCAGGGCCTTGTCGCGGGTCTCCGTGGCGATGCGCTCGAACTCGTCGAAGCCCTTGCTGGTATCGACCGCCCGCACCTCCTCGATGATCTTCTCGATCTCCTCGGACTTCATCGTCCAGTGTACCCGGTCCTCGGCAAAGACGGCCATGCGGCGGTTGATGTCCTCGCGCCGGGCCTTGTCCTGCTTTTCCCACTCGTCGAGCGGGCGGCGGATCTCGGCGGCGGCGGCGTCAAGCTCCTCGCGCACCAGACGGCGGCGCTCGTTCACCCCGTCGATCCTCTTCCGCCATTCCTCCGTCAGGGCCTTGCCGGTCTCGTCCAGGTAGGTCTTGGTGCGCCGCACCTTGTAGGCCACCGAGGCGATCTCCTTGCGGCTGGTGGCCGTGCCGAGATCCGGCTGGTGCATCCTGGCCGCTTTCTTCACCGCCTCGATGACGGGCGTGATCTCCGTCTCGCCGTTGAACACGGCCTGAAGATCCACGCCCTCGGGCAGGAAGAGGTCTGGGGTTTCGTCGCTCACTGGTCGTCCTCCGCTTCTGTGATGCTGTCATGGCCGTCGAGCCACGCGATGGCGCTCTCCACGTCGTCCTTGTAGGGACAGGCGCTGCGCTCGGCCCCGGCCCGCGCCGCCTCGGCCCCTTCCTCGAAAACAGGGCTCGTGTCGGGGGAGGAGGTATCGCCATTTGCGTCCTGGCCCTCCTGAGCGGCCTCGTGGTGGGTCTGGTCCGCTTCCTGGGGGGTAGGGGAGGGGTCAGCCTCTTTCGGCTCCTGTGCGGCCTCCTGGCGGGCCTGTTCGATCATCTGCGCAAAGCCCCCTTGGCGCGGGGTGACATCGCGCATCCGGCGGCGCTCGAACTGCTCCACCTCGTCATCGCTATAGGCCCCCATCATCAGGTCGGCGCGGTAGCGGCGCATCCAGCCCCGGCCCGCGTAGTAGGCAAGCTGCTGGCGCGGATCGTTGTGCCACATGGGGCTGTTCTTGATGGTGATCTGGTCAAGCTCGGGGGTCTCGTACTCCAGCAGCTCCCCGCCATCGCTGGCGTAGGCGATGCACTTGAGGTTGCCGACCGCGCGGCGCTTGGCGATCTCGTTGCCCTTGTAGCTCTTCACCGGCTCGTCGAGGATCTTCAGCTCCCCCTCATAGCGGTACTTGATGACGATCCCGGCCTTGCGCGCGACCGCGGTGAAGACCTTGGCCTGGAAGGCCACCGGGCCACCGTCCTTGGCCTGATAGGATTCCTCGGCCAGACCGAAGGGATCGAGGCCCCAGTGGGTCGCCCGCATCACCAGCGCGAGACAGATGCCCGCGTTGCCCTGCGCGTGTTTCGGTAGCATCGGCCCCGCCTGGGCCATGAGCTTCGCGAACTCGACGATCTTGGGCAGGTCTCCGAAGTGGTACGCACCAAGCCCCGGATCGAGCGTCTTGATCTCGGGGATCGCGTCGCCCACCTGGCGGGGCTTGATCCGGTCTTCGTCCTGCATTTTCAAAGCGGTCATTCTGGTCTCCTGTCGTTGGTCCGACCGGCCCTGGCGGGTGCTCCAGGTGAGTGCGCCGGTCGGCCACGGAGCGGGGCAAGGGATCCCCCCTTCCGTGGATCTCGGGTTACGGGGCGGTGCCCGCAGTGTTCATGCGCTCCAGCATCATCTCGCGGTGCCAGTCGGGGCGCTGGAAGGCCCCCACGTCATCGCCGGGACCGGGCCAGTGGCCCATGTCGAGACATTCGCGGAAGCGGGTCAGGGCGTAGCGGTTGCGGAAAGCTCCGATGTTGAGGTCTTCCTCATGGATCTCGCGCAGCACCACGTGGTAGGGCGGCGTCGAGCTTTGCATGATCAGCCCGACCTGGGAGGGCCGGTTGCCGGTCAGGCGCTCGAAGCCCTCGGCGGCAAAGGCCATCTGCATGTCGTAGCCGCCGTCGAGGATGCGGCGATCGCAGAGGCGGTGATTGAACGGGCTGCCGCCCGGCGCGACCTTCTTGTAGTCCGAGAGCATCCCGCTGAAGGAAACCTGGTCTGGCCGGGCGAGGCACCACAGATCGGTCGTCTCGTCGCGCCACGCCATGGTGATCTCCGGGATGCCGCCAAGGGCTGCCTGGGCGGCGGGGTCTTTCGAGAGCACCAGGGCCATCTCGACCAGCAGCTCGTAATCGGCCACGGTCAGCACGTCGCGGGGATCGGCCTCGACCTCCTCCCAGAATTGGATGGAGCGGAGACCCGCCTCGGTGGCGCGGCCCTCGCGGAAGGCCTGGAGCTGGGCGGCGGTGGGCCGGTTCGGCTTGTTGGCGGGGAGCACCCGGAAGTGCCGCTCGAACTCCTCCATGCCGCCCTCGATGATCGCCGCCGCCGCCCGCCCGGTGCGCAGCGCGGCGCTGTCGGCCCGCTCGTAGCGGTTGGGGTTCAACTGGTGGAAGGCCCAGACATCGGCGGGGCTGTGGATCTCCATCTTGCGCAGGATGCCTGACGTGACCGACACGCCGTCGCAGGGCTGGCTGTGGTGCTGATCGAGCGGAATGGCGTAGAACCCCGGCTCGGTGATTCTTTCTCCGGGTCCGAGCGAGCGGACGAGCGTTGAGTCGAGCATGTCATCTTCCCCTTGATCGCCATGTTCGATACTTGGGGGCGCGGGTTAGTGGTGCCGCGCCCCCTTTGGCGTTCGGCGCTTGGGCCTCACCGAACAGGGCGGTTCCGGGACTATCTATCGCTACGGGCGACTATTTGTCAATCCTGGCGATCAAGAAAAATCGCTGTTTGCGACCTTGCGTCATAGCACGTTTGGGTAGAGAGTAACGGCATTGTGAGGTTTCGGATTGATGAGGGATGTATGAGACGGGAAGCCGAGTTCTGTGCAGCCTTATTGAGGCTGGCTGAAGAAGATCAGAGGAAGGTGTTCGATCTTATCGGCGAGATGACAGAAGCTGATCCACCATGTTCATCACCAGGTCCATCTGAGCTTCATCGAGTTGGCTGAGTCGCTCCAGGCGATCCGCATCCTTACTGACTGACGCATCGAAGATAAGATCACGGGGACGGACCCTTAGCGCCTTGGCAATGCACTCCATCCGGTGCGCGTTGATCTGCTTCTTCCCGTTCTCAAGCTCGGTATAATAGCTCTGCGACATGCCTGCCATGTCGGCAACTTGCCGCTGTGTCAGGCCGCGCTCCTTGCGGATCTCTTTGAGACGTAGCTTCATATCTTCGGCATAACCCGCAGAAGAAATATCGCGTAGTCGATAATAGCGATCTTGATCTTGGGCGCTTTGATCGCTATGAGCGATAGCATGGCTAAGACACGTTTCCATGAATACCTCCGCGAGACAGGGCAGAAGATCGGCAGCTTTGCGCGCCGTATCGGGATCTCTCCCAACTATCTGAGCGAGATTGCGACATACCGCAAAACTCCATCCCTGGAGACGGCCCACAAGATCGAAGTTGCGACGAATGGGGCCATCCCGATGTCTTTCTGGCTCGACAGGCCCAATGCCGAGCGGGGTTCAGGTCAATCAAAATAAGTCGCGCATAGCGACGAGTCAACCAATGGAAGGAAAATACAAGTGCAGGACGAAACTCAGGAATTTGACGGGCGCAACGAGCCCGATGTCGATGCGGACAAGCTGATCGCCTGGCTCGACGATCTCGAAGAGGGCAAGAAGGCCATCAGCGAGGCCACGGGCGCCCTGCGGTCGCAGATCAAGGCGATCCTGGAGGAGACCGGTTGGCACAAGTCCGCCCTCGCCATGATCCGCCAGATCGACGACATGAGCGAGACCAAGCGGGCCGACTTCCTGCGCTCCTTCGATCCCCTCTACCGCGCCATGATGGATGCCAAGTGGGAGACCGAGATGGAAGACCTGCTGGCCGATCAGAACGAGGGCGAGGAGGCGGCATGAAGATCCCCTTCAACCCCTTCGCGCTGATCGGCGCGGCGCTGACGCAATCCACCGCACCGACCGGGGGCGGGCCGCGCCAGCCCGGTCCTGGCGTGACACGGGCCAAGGAGCGGCTTGCCGCCAAGCTGGAGGCCAACAAGGCCATTCCCGATGCCGAGGTGATGACCCGTCAGCGGCGGCGTCAGGCGGCGCGGGCGGCGGTCAAGGCACACCTCTCCGAGGCCAAGAAGCAGGCCCTGAAAGGCAAGCAGCGTGGCGGCGCTGCGGGGGTCCGGTGAAGATCCTCGCCTACGACCTCGGGACCACCACCGGCTGCGCCTTTGGCGCGGTCGGGGAGACCCCCCAGATGTGGTCCGAGACCTTTGGCGAAGCGGGGCCGTCTCACGCGCACCGCTTTACCCAAGCTCTCATCCAGTTTCGCAAGCACATCGACCGTCACCAGCCGAACCTCGTCGTCATCGAGGCTGCCATCGCGGCGGGCCCCAAGGGCGGGGCGGCACGGGTTCAGGTCGCCATGGGACTGCGGGCCTGCGTCCTGATCGCCGCCCAGGCGAAGGGCGTGCGCTGGGGGGAGTATGCCGTCCAGACGGTGCGTAAGCACTTCATCGGGAAGGGGAAAGGGCACGGCCGGAACGAGGCCAAGGCCCAGACGATGAAGCGGTGCCGGATGCTGGGCTGGAAGGTGCTGAACGACAACGAGGCAGACGCGGCGGCGCTCTGGGATCTCGCTTGCATGAAAGAGCGACGGATCGCGACAGCCGCACCAATGGGACTGTTCGACTATGAAAGTGCAAAACGGCAGTAGCGACGGCACGGGGCAAGAGGCGGTCCAGAGCGTCGAGGCGGAGCAGCAGGTGCTGGGCGCCCTCCTGCTGGACAACGAGACCTACCACACGGTTTCGGGGCAGATCGAGGCCGGTGACTTCTTCGAGCCGCTGCACGGTCGCATCTTCGACTGCATCGCGGCCCGGGTGGATGCCGGGTCGGTCGCCAGCCCGATCACCCTCAAGTCCGATCTGGCAAGCGACGGGGCGCTGAAGGATCTCGGCTTTGGCTATCTCGCCAAGCTGGTTGGTGCCGCCGCCTCGCGGGCGAGCCTCAAGGAGTACGTCACCTACCTGATCGACCTCAAGGCCAAGCGCGAGCTGATCTCGATCTCGGAGGAGGCCAAGGAACACGCCCTGCACGGCGCGGGACCGGCCCACGAGATCGCCTCCAAGCTAGAGCAGAAGGCCGGGGGCCTGATCTCCCGCACCACCTCCAAGCCGATGCTGTCCTCACATCTCGCCGCTGTCACCGAGGCGGTGGCGAACATCAACGCCATCAGGATGGGCGAGCGCGAGCCGGGGATACCCTCGGGCATCCGGCAACTGGACGACCTGATCGGGGGCTTCCTGCCGGGCCGCTTCTACGTGGTGGCGGGCAGACCCTCGATGGGCAAGACCACCGCCGTTCACAACTTCGCTTGGAACGCCCAGCGGGCGGGCAAGGGCGTCTTCTTCGCCTCTCTGGAGATGCCCAAGGACGAGATGGCGACCCGCCTCGTGTCGCGGGGTCTGATCGAGAAGGGCCACCGGGTGGCCTACTCCAACATGCTGCGGGGCCGGGTCTCGGAGGAGGAGATGCGCTGCGTGGTCGAGGAGGTCAAGGCGCACGTCTCGATCCCGATCTACTACGGCGAGCGGCACGTGCGGAACATCACCCGCCTGCGGTCAGCCGCCAAGCGGGCGCACCAGCAGTTGGCCGACAGCGGCACCCCCCTGGGCATGATCGTGGTCGATTACGTGCAGCTTATCTCGGACCCCACGGCGCGAGATCCGCGGGTGAACGTCAGCCGGGCCTGTGCCCTCTGCAAGGACCTGGCGATGGAGCTGAACGTGCCGGTGATCGCCTGTGCGCAGTTGAGCCGCGCCGTGGAGATGCGCGACCCGCCGGTGCCGATGCTGTCCGACCTCAAGGAGAGCGGCAGCCTGGAGGAGGACGCTGACGTGGTGATCTTCTGCTACCGGGCGGAATACTACCTGCAGCGCGCCATCGACGCGGGACGCACCCTCTCCACCGAGGACATGGCCGATCTGGAGGCCCAGGTCGCCCAGGTGCGCAACGAGATCGACTACATCGTGGCGAAGCAGCGCGGCGGGCCGGTGGGCCAGCGGTCGAGCTACATCGACCTCGCCCACAACTACATCGCCTCCGACTACGCCCGGTCTGAGGGGCACCTGATCTGATGGGCGGCTGGACCAAGAAACCCCGCTCACGTTTCGAGCATCACCTCTTCGCCAAGGAGAAGTTTTGCCGAGGCTACGCCTGGGACTGGTTGGTCGATCATGCCGCCTTCAAACCCCTCTCCGTCGATGTTTCGGGGCGCACGGTGGAGCTTCAGCGGGGCCAGCTTTGCTACTCGATCCGCTTCCTGGCGAAGGCGTGGAACTGGGACAAGGCCGCAGTCAGTCGATTCCTGACCCGTCTCAAAACCGAGACAATGATCGAAACACATACCGAGACAGGTCAAACGATCATAACCATCTGCAATTACGAGAAATTCAACGCAATCGAACCGGAGACCGAGACAGGGGCCGAGACACCACCCGAGACAGAAGCGAGACAGCAGCGAGACAGCAGCGAGACAAATAAGAAGAAGTATAAGAAGGATAAGAAGGAAGAGACTCCCCCCAAAGCCCCCCAGGGGGCGGACCTGTTCGGGGGCAAGCCGAAAGACCCCTCTCCGGTCGAGATCCTGACCCAGATCATTCCCCAGCAACTGGCCGAGGACTTCGTCGAGCACCGGCGTCGGATGGGTAGGAAACACCACATCACCAACGTAGCCGCCCGTCTGCTCGTGAAGCAGTGGAAGGGCAAGCCCAACGTGGTCGGCGCTTTCGAGCAATCCATCCGCAACGGCTGGCAGGGCGTCTTCGAGGTCAAGCAGGAGACCCGCCGCGCCCCCGGCGTGCCCGGCACAGAGGGCATCAAACGCATGATCCAGGACCGCAACCAGCGCCGCGACATGGAGCCCGGCGGCTATCTCGCAAAGGGGAAGACCATTGGCTGATCTCTTCGACATCGTGGTCACGGACCCGCCCTGGGCCTTCGCCTCCAATTCCAAGGCCAAGCCGGGCCGCAACGCCATGCGCCACTACGAGTGCCTGTCCGACGCCGAGCTGCGGCTGATGCGGATACCGGCCAAGCGGGACGCGCTGATGTTCATGTGGACCACCGCGCCGATGCTGCGCCGGTCGATGATTATCGGCACGGCCTGGGGCTTCGACTACGTGTCCAACCTGGTCTGGATCAAGGACCGGATCGGCACCGGCTTCTGGGCGCGGAACCGACATGAGCACGTCTTGATCCTCAAGCGCGGGGCCTTTCCCTGCCCCTCGCCAGCGCCCTTCGAGGACAGCGTGATCGAGGGCGGTCAGCGCGAGCACTCCCGCAAGCCCGAGGACCTGCAAGACCGGATCGACGCGATCTGGCCGGATCTCACCAAGATCGAAATGTTCGCCCGCCGGCAGCGCCCCGGCTGGACCACCTGGGGAAATCAGACGGAGAAGTTCAATGAAGCACCATAGACCAGATCAGATCACGCCCGACGAGCAGGAGGCCATCGCCCGCTATCTGAAGCGCAACGAGGTGACGAGGGTGCCACCCGGCGCGACGGTGGATGCGGGCTATCACTGGGACGGCAAGAAGCTGGTGGCCTCAGATCCCAGCCAAGTGTCCTGGCGCAATGGCCCGGCCAGGGGCAAGCCCATCGCCCCCGCGACGGCCGAGCGGCGGATGCGGCTGCGCGACCACATGCGCAGGCAGGGCAGCGCCCGCGACTTTGCCGAGATGGAGGGGGTGCCCCTCTCCACCGTCTACACCGACGCCAGCGCCATCGGCTTCAGCTTCAAATACCCCGGCCTCGACCGCACCGAGGGCCGACAGGCCAAGGCGCTTGAGTTGCGCGGCGAGGGTCTGACGCAGAAGCAGGTGGCCGAGCGGCTGGGCGTCGGGATCGAAACCGTGCGGCGCTACGAGAAGGCGGCACGGCAATGAGCGCGGTGCGGACCCAGCTCGACCGGATCACCTCGCTGGAGGAGCTGGAGGGCTTTGCCGAGATGCTGCGCAATCCCCCGGCAGGGGTGGAGGTCAAGGAGGCGACGGAGGCCGACTGGGCCGCGATCGCGGAACGCAAGATCCAGTACCTGAAGAGGAGGGCAGGGCAATGAGCGAGGGAGGCTGGGGTCCTTGGGAGAAGCACGACGGGCGCGGCTGCCCGCCGCACCTCATGGGGCGGCTGGTGGAGGTCATCAAGGTGCTGGCCGAGGACGACTGCGAGGGCGGTAAGGCGTTCGATGAACAACCCGAAACCCTGGTTGTCACCAACGCGATCGCCATGAACCCCATGTGGCACGATTCCAACTTCGGGAATGTCTATCGGGTGTTGTCCGGACCGCGCGCCGGCACGCTGTTTCACAGCGCCCGCATCGACCGCTACCGCGTCCGCAAGCCCCGCGCCCTGCGCGACCTGATCCAGATGGTCGAGACCCTGCCGCAGGAGGAGGACGCATGAGAGGCCAGCCCCGCATCAGCCCGATCTACAGCCATGGCCCCTCGGAGGAGCTTTTGCCCTCCGTGGCCGAGAAGCAGCGCAATGACGCCATGGCGCTGGCCTGGCGGCGGCACGGCCTCCTGGTCATCGACCCAACCGACATCGAGGACGACTGGCTGCGTCAGGCGCTGATGAACCTCGGTAACACCCGCTACGGAAAGCAGCGCCGTGGCTGAGCGGCGCGAGCACCATATCGAGCAGGCGCTGACCTGGGCCTTTGCCACCGAGTGCGCCCAGATCGACACGCCCGAGACCGGCTACCGGCGCAACGTCGGCACCGAGTACCGGATGCTGAAGCGGGCGGAGCTCGGCGGGGTCCAGATCGACGGCGGCGGGCACTCCCTGCCGCACGACGACGCCGAGATCCTGGCGGGCATGGTCAGCAACCTCCCCGAGGCTTTCGGCGGCATGGGCATGGCCATCACGGTGGCCCAGCACGCCCGCACCAAATCCCGGCCCGACGCCATGCTTGGCGCCGTGCCCCGCCTCTGGCCCGCCAACTGGGGCGGCGGGGCGAAGCGCATGGGCAAGAGCGTGGAAATCGCGGGCTACCAGGAGACCTTCTACCGCCCGCACCCGAAGAACCGGGCGAAGATGATCAAGCGGACGCGGATGGTGAAGGTGGGCTACACGCCCTGCATCTGGGAGCCGCACCCCGACCTGATCCGGGACATGCGGCGGGGCTATCACCGCTGGTGGCTGGCACTCGACTACCTGCGACAGGTGGCGCTCGAGTACCCCCACTTCGTCAAGCTGGCGCTCACTTCGGAGATGCCCCCCTACAAGCCTTGGGAAAGCCGCTAGGGCGGTGGCCGTCCAGAAGCCAGCCGAGGGCACGGGCGGCGAGATCCGGCGGGCCCCGCTCGTCGCTCTCCCACTTCAGCAGGATCTCGGTCTCCACATCGAGGAGCTGGGCAAGCGCGTCGGCGGAGATGCCCAGGGACTCGCGGTGGGCGCGGAACTGGTCGCCGGTCTGGGGCCAGTCATAGGGGCGGTAGCCGTCGAGGAGCCAGCGCAGCATCGCCGCCGCGGTCGGGTGAACCGGCTGGGCGCCGCTGCACCATCGCTTGACGCTGCGCCCGTCCACGTTCATCAGCCGGGCGACCCGCTCGAAGCCGATCCGCAAGCGGTCCATCCCGGCTTTGAAACCCTCGGCGGTCGTGGTGTCGATGTCCTCGGACATGGGAGTAATCCTTAAATTCGGTCGCGGGAAGCCCTGAGAGGGGCTAGGGCGGTCTTTAGCGGGTTGGCCGGGGGTGCGGTAGGGGAAAGCACCTGTCGGCTCTGAGCGGGCCGGAAATCGGCCCGTTCGGTTAGAAGAGGCTCAACTGTTTGGCCCCGGTGCGCGGATCGTCGCGCTCGCAGCCGGGAATGACGGTCTGCTCCCCGGCGGCGGTCAACTCGGATCGGTAGCCGGTCTTGTGGACACGCCACTGGTCGCCGGGCTCCAGCCGCTCGATCCAGGCGTCCTCGCCGTGCTGCGCGATGAAGAGCCTGTCGGAGGCGTCCTTGCGGGGCCGGTGGAAGTCGGGCGCGCTGTGGCCCGAGGGGCGGATGCACATCGACCCCGGCTCCTGAAGACAGGCGGTGCAGCGCACGGCCAGGACCGGGTGGCGGAAGGCGGTGAAGTCGATCAGCTCGCCATTGTTCAGGCGCACCGCTTCCTCGACGCTCTCCGCCTCGACCTCGATCACGCGGACCTCTTCGCGGCGGCAGGGGTCGTCGTACTCGGCCGGGTCGCACACGTCCCGCGCTTGCCGGTTGGCATCCTCGCGGCTGGTGGTGGTGCGGGAGGTGCGCCAGCCGTGCGGCCCCCGGTGCATCTGGACGAGGTAGAAGGTGCTCATTGTACCACCAGCGATGCGTTCTCGGTCGGGCGATGCCAGCCCTCGCACATGGCGTCGATCGCGGCGCTCTCGACCGCGTTCCAACGGTCTTCCGCCTTGCGGTCACGTGCATCCAGCATGATTGACCGGGAGAAGGCGCCGAAGGCGGTCTTGGGGTCGATGCCCTGCGCCTTGCAGTAATCCTCCGCCGCCTGAATCCCGCGCGCCTCGTCGGCGTCATCCGCATCGCGGCGGGCGGTCCACTCGAACCTCAGTTCGGCGCTGTCGCACCACCAGCCGTGATCTTCCCAGATGCGATCAAACTCTTCCGGGGTCTTGGCGACATCACCGATGCGCTCGATCTCTTCGCGCGTCATCTGATAGCCGCAATGGGTCTCAACGGCGCGGCAGAAGCCTTCGGAGCCGGGATCGTATTCGTCGTAAATCTCGTGCAGGGTCATCTTCTCTCTCCTGTTGATGGCGGGACCGTAGCCCCGCCGGTTGGACTTTAGAAACTGAAATCGTGGTAGTGGTCGCGCTTGCCGACGATCAGCCCGCCGCGCCCCGACTTGTTCCAGCGTTTCGTCTCGGGGTTCCAGCGGACGGCATCGTAGCCGCCCTCACCGTCCTGACGGAAGGTCTCGACCGCGCCGCCGGGATCGGGTTCGCAGGACCAGTCCTGGCAGTCGCTCATGCCGTTCTGGTCGGTGCGGGTGGCCTTGTCGTGCTGGACGTGGACGACATCACCCTCCACGGCGATGATGGTCCCGGCCTGGCGGTCGGTCCAGCGCAGGATGGTCGCGCCCATGCCGATCTTCGGCTCGGGCGCGCCCTTCGTCTGGCGGCTGTAGAGGTGGTTGATCGCGCTTCCGGTCTCGATGCCGGGTCTCATGGTGGTCATCTGGTCTCTCCTGCGGTTGTCATGCTTGGCGCATGGGATGGGGGCCGGTGTTCAGCCCCGCACCGATGCGTCAGGGAGCAACCTCGACATCCACGAAGCCCTGGGGCAGATCACCGTAGTGCTTGCGGCAGTAGCTGCGCATCCAGGTCTTGGCGTCTGCCAGGGTCATCGAGCCGGGGGCGAAGACGGTTTCGACTTCCGTGTTGCCGTCCATCACGAGGAAGGCCCAACCACCTCGGCCCGAAGGCTTCTTGCCGTGGCTGCGTTCGTAGGTGGCGGTATAAAATTCGGTGGAAAAGGCCATTGTCTTGATCTCCTAGATGCTGGGCTTCATTGCCCGATAAGTCATCACTATCGCAAATAGCGACCATTGTCAAACATTATCGGGCAATAGTGCAACGGGATCAGGTACTTACACCGTTTCCGCCAGTAACTCGACTTCCTGCGCCGAGACCAGACACCGGCCACCGGGGAGATGGACGCAGACCATCGAGGGGGGCACGTGGCCGACGCTCGGGTCATCGCCGGGCAGGGCCACCACGGTGCCCTCAAAGCCGTTGGCGCGGATGCGGGTGCCCTTCGCCAGACCGGCCAGCTTCATCTTCCGGGTCAGCCGCTCCCAAGTCGCGTTGGCGAGATCCACGAAGGTCCAGTGGCCGCGCTTGTTGCGGGCGAACCAGTTGACGAGCCGGCCGTCGATGGCCTCGCTCACGTGGAAGAACTCGCAGCCGCCGCGCTGCTCCCACCGGCAGGGCGGCAGCACTTCCAGCGCGTGGAACCAGGATTCCTCGGTGATCGGTTCGGGCGCGGTGCAGCGGCTTTCCTCGTACTCGGCCTGAAGCCGGTCCAGCTCCTCGCTGGTGATGACCTTCAGGGGGTAGGGCTTGGTCTTGGAGTAGCGCAGCGGCGTCAGGCCATCGGTGAAGGCCACGGTGCCGTTGGGCAGGATTTCGTTCTCGATGCGGCCCTTGTAGGGCTCGTCTGCGCGGATCAGGTACTGGTTGGCGTCAGGCATGGTGGTCCTCGCTTTCCAAGGCTTCTACACAATGCGGGCAAGTCACCCGCGCGCGGGATTTCACCCCCGCATTCGCGGGCACATCATGCCGCCCGCAAACCGTCCAAAGCAGAAATGTGCCAGGATCACCGGCAACCATCTGATCGCCTTCGCAGGCGTGGATAAGACCGTCAGGCGAACCCCATCTCAGGGGCATGCCGTCAATCTCGCGCTTTGGTGCATGAGCGTCTTTCATTGGTTCGGTCCTCCTATTGGTAGCTGTTGAGAGAGAAATCGGTGCGGGCCTTGCCGCTCGACATTTCGTCCGCAAAGAACGGCTCGCGAAGGCTGTCCATCGCCTCCGGTAGGCGGGCGTTATCTGCCCCGATGTCGAGGGCGCGAACGATGTCCAATAGCGCCTGGCGATCAACGACGATCTGGGCTGCGGTGATGGTCACGTCCTTCGTTTTGGGGGCTTGGTCTTCGGTCATTTCTTGTCCTTTCGGTTGATGTTGCGGAGGGCGTGCTCCAGCTTGGCGGTCGCCATGATCGCCGGCTTCACGTCCTGGGGTGCCCGGTCGTAGTCGCGGCCGGACTTGCCGTTGAGGCGGGGCAGGAGGCCGCGCGGCACGGCCTCCCAGTTCTTCGGGTCGCAGTTGGTCCTGTCGCCATCGAGGCTCTTGAGCACGTGGCCCTCTGGCACGGGGCCGTTCGCTTGCTCCCAGAGCCACCTGTGCTTCTGGACGGGCCGGGTGGAGGCCCCTGACCAGGGGTTCTCCTCGGCCACGATCAGGATCACGTAGCCGGTGCGCTTGCAGATGCGCTCGTGCCCGGGTCCGATCCTGTTGTGCGCCCTGGCGCCCTTCTTGAACTGGGTCTTCCGGCTGTTGCCCTTCGACCCGATCTTGCGCCCCTTCGACCAGGGCTCGTGGCCCTTCTCGAAATGTCCGGTCCTGCCTGACCGGATGCCGTGGTTCTTGCGGAAGGAGATGATCTGCGCCCGCGTCACGTCGATGTCGGGGAAGGCCGCGCAGAACTGCCGATAGGTCTCCTCGCGGGATAGCTCCGCGTTTGCCTTGAGCCACTCGATCTGCTCGCCTGTAAAGAGGGTTGATTTGCCCTTCCGGCGCTTGCGCCCTGCCGGGCCCGCCGACCAGCCGTTGCGGCTGCACAGGGCCTTGAGGTGGTCGGCGGTGACATCGTCGCGGCCGAACCGCGTGGCGAACTTCTCCGCCATTTCCTTGCGGGCCAGCGTCTTGTGCGCCTCGACCCAGGCAAGCTCCTCGGCGGAGTAGGGGATGGGCCTACTTCGCGGCATCGGAACTGCCGATCTGGGGGAGCTGGGGCAGGATCTTCTCGCCGTGCTGGGCGTAGAGCTCGGCCCCCTTCAGCCTGATCTTCGCGGTCTCGTTGATCTGGTCCGCGACCTTGACCATGGCTTCACCGCGCGAAATCTCGCGCTCGATCTGCTCGGTGGACATATTCTCGTCGGCCAGCCGTTCGAGCTGGGCGAAGAGGTGGTCGTTGAGGTCTTGCAGCTTGTTCTTCATCTCGGTCTCCTTTCACATGATGAAGCCGGACATCGGCTCCAGTGGTTCGTCATCGAGGACCGCGTCGACGATGTCGTCTCCGAAGACCGCCTCGATGACGTCGGCAAGAAGCTCGGCCGGTTCCTGGCGGCGGCGTTCCGCGATCTCGGCAACGCTCTTTGCAAGGTCGCCGCGCAGGGTCAGCTCCAAGTCGATTTCGATCTCCTGCAGGGGGTGAATGCTCAATTCAAAGGCCCTCCCCGAGGAGTGGTCAGGGCATTCTCGATGTGCTTTTCGATCACCGTCGCCAATGCCCTACCGAACTCAGGGTCAGCGGCGTTTCCGGCCCGAATGATCTCAGCAACCATGATGCCGACCGTATTGGTCACGGCATTGATCTGCCCTTCGAAGTCGGCTTTCCGGTATCGGTGGAACAGATCGCGCAGGTGCTTCGATGCCTCACGCGTTTGGCGCTCGATGATGCGCCTGATCTCCGGGTCATCGGGGTCGCCGCGCTCAAGCCAGATAGGGTCGGTCATTCTGCGGCTCCTTTGTAGCTGGCGAAGGTGCGCTTGGTCGGCACGTCGGGTCGGACCTCGAAGGACCGCAGCCCCGAGAAGATCGTGACGGCGCGGGCGCGGGCCTCGCTCATGGTGCTGCCACAGGGCATCTCGAAGGCGCGGCCCCGCTTGAAGCCGCCGCCGATCAGGATCTCGGCCCAGGCGCGCAGGTCGAGCCGCCAGACCTCGCTGGAGAAGCGGTACTCGGCCACGCTGCCGACCTCGGATTGCAGGCCCTCTATCTCATGGGCGATCATCTCGGCTTCGGCGGGAAGGTCCTCGTCGAGAGCGGCCCGCATGGCGACGGCCCGCTCGGTGATGAATGCGCTCTCCGACCAGCCGAGGCGGATATGGGCGATGGCGTCTTTGATCGGGATCATGCCGCCACCTCCAGTGCGATGCGCTCCAGGTGCGCGATGTCCTGCACGATTGTGGGGCCGGGGCTGATGAAGAAGCAGAAGGTCTCCACGCGCTCGCCCATGTCCATTTCACGAAGGATGACCGATGTTATCAGGTCGCCACCGCGGTAGACCGAGCAGCACTCGATGTTGACCTGTCGGCTTCTGGTTTCCTTGGCCTCCCAGAGGGGCCGAAGCGCGTAGCCGGCTTCGCAAAAGTGGCGCTTTGTCTCGTGGAGGTTCATGCCGCCACCTCGTCCACCAGGTAGGCGCCGATGCCCTTGGTTACGAAGCGGCTGATCTCATGCTGCCGCCCGCGCTTGGTCTCTGCCAGAAGCACGGCCTTGGCCGGGAACCACTTGGTGGCGGGCTTGACGGCCCAGCCGATGACCAGGGCCTCCTCCTCCTGCGGTCCCTCGAAGTCGGCGCCGCCGGTATCGACCGGGCAGCCCCAGAAGAACCGGACACGGGTGCCGGGGAGGAAGGTGAGCACGTTGTGCGGGGTGATGCGAATGTCAGCCATCGTAGACCTCCTGTTCGTAGAGCGTTTCGGACGTGAGTGGATCGGTGTTCTCCGCCGCGATCCGGCGGGCTGCCTGGAGGTTGCTGATCCCCCAGCGGCGGGCGTCGAAGGCGACGGCCTTGCGGGTGAACACCACGCGGTTGTCGTTGTCGGATTTGACCACGTACTGGCGTTGGCGGCGGGGCATGTCGGACTCCTTCATCAGAGGATCACCCCGACCCAGAACAGGCCGAGGATCACCAGGGTTGCGATCAGAAATTCGGGATGGGCGGGGCCGGGCATTACGCGGCCACCTGCATCAGTTGCTCTTCGTGAAGCTGCTCGCGGGCCGCGTCGGTCAGTTCAGCTTCGGGGTAGAGCTCGACCGCCAAAAGCGCGGCCTCGGTGAAGGTGCAGCACTCAACGATGTCCCTGCACTCAAAGTTTTGACGGTCGAAGATGACCGCGCGAAACTGGCCGGTGGGGGTCTGGTGGGGCAGTTCGAGGATGATGGAAAGCATCTATGATTCTCCTAAAAGTCTGTGGGCTTCATCGCCCGGTACGTTCATCATATCGCAAATAGCGACCTTAGTACACAAAAAAAACCCTGTCGAAACATGGTCTTACTACATCTTGCTCGCCATTATTGACGTAACCCCCAAATGTTGACAGGTTTGCCGTGCTTGCACCTGCGCTTGCTTCTTCCTGTTGGACCTCGACCCGCTCACGCTGTCCCGCGTGGGCGGGTTTCCCTTTTCAGGCCGCAGCGGAGACGCTGGCGGCGCGCAGAAGCTCCCGCTCCATCTGCCCCAGATGGCGGCACAGGAGCCGGATCTTCTCGGCGCATTTCTGGGCCTGATCGGGGTCCACCCGACCATCGACCTGGAAGGGCCCATCCTTGAACAGCGGCATCAGATCGGCCCCGAGCTTGTCGAGCTTCTCGCTCAAGGGCGTGATCGACTTACGCTTGGGCATCTCCGTGACCATGGGCATCTCGGCCTGGGCTTCCTTGGCCTCGATGGCCGCTGCCGCCGAGGCTGCCGCCTGATCGTTATTCGCCAGCCCGCGCTTGCAGAGCGACAGGAACTCGGTCTGGCCCTGCGGTGACAGGCCGGCCATGTGATAGGCTTGGGTCCATGAGATGACGCCCTTCTCGGCCAGCGCCCGGTTGTCCTCGCTGAGACCGAGCAGCTTGACCCGGTAGGGGATCCGCCATGACTGGGACATGCCGAGCTTCTTCGCCAGTTCCGGCACGGTAAAGCCAAACTCGGTCAGGGCGCGGTGATAGGCTTTGGCCTCCTCGATGGGCGAAACCTCGGCCCGTTGCAGGTTCTCCAAGATCGCGTCAATGTGCATGGTCTTCTCGTCCATGCGCCGCACGTGGCAGAGAATGTCCGAGACCTCGCCCCGCTCGGCCAGGATCAGGTGGGCGCGGAAGCGCCGCTCGCCCATGACCACCATGAAGCGGTGCCCCTCGGCGTCTGGCTCGATGGGCCGCACGGTGATCGGTTGCTTGAGACCGTTCTCCGAGATCGAGGCGGCGAGATCCTCAAGGCCCCTCTGGTCGAAGTGCTGGCGGGGCTGATCGGGGTTGCGCGTGATCGCGTCTAGCGATATTCGTTTCAGCATCGCGGATTTCCTTTCCGGGTGATTGCGATGATGGGCAGGGCCGGTGAAATGGAAGCGACCGGCGCCGCCCGATTTTTCAGGGACTGACGGGATAGAGCTCGTAGAGGGCATCCATCGCATCGCGGTAGAGCTGGGCCGGATCGCGGCCGAGCGCCTTGGCGAACCTGGGGTTCGTGAGCGCATCCCAACCGCGCTGGATCGTGACCTTGTGGCGACCGAGCATCCGAAAGCCCTTGGCGATCCGCAGGGCGTCCCGCTCCCGGCCTTCGCGCAGGGCTTGACGGAGTTGATCGCTTTTCGTGATAAGGGGATTTGCGCGGGGGATGGTCACGGCTACACGTCCAGTGTCTGCTGTTGAGGGTTCGTTTCCTTCACCCCGCTCCATTCCTCCACAGGAACGCCAGTCTCGCGGGTGATCCACTCGGCCACCATGGTCCGGTGACACCAGTTGCCCGCGTGAAGCGGCGGCTTCTCGAAACAGAGCAGGACAGCACGGCCCTCCTCGGAGCGGTCCTCAAGGTCGCTCAGAACCTTCTGGGGATCGAGCTTGTCCAGCACCTCGGCAAAGAACCTGCGCCGGTAGACCGACTGATCCTTGGCCCTCTGAAGGATGTCTCGGGTTGGCGCGAGGGCGCGGTACATGCGGTAGCCGCCGTCGCCGCCGCGTGGCGCGCCCCGGCTGATACCGATCCGGCCAGGCCCCCTGTAGTGAAACCAACAGGACGTGAAAATCTGCATATGTCGTCTCCTAGATTGAACACCCCCAGCATATCGCAAATAGCGACGGTATGCAATGTAAGTGACTGGCGCGGCTCATGTTTTTAGGTGTCGTCCCGAAAGAGTGCATCCAGCAGATCTTTAAGGTCATGGACTTCTCGGCGGTGCGCGACGTTCACCTGTGCTGCTCGGGCACCTTCCGCCTGGAGCGCGCCTTCGCCCAGTTGCACCCCGAGATCCGGGTTCACAGCAACGATGTCTCGCTCTTCTCCTGCGTCATCGGGGGCCTGGCGACCAACAAGCCGGTGGACTTCCGCTTCGCCGGGGAGCTGGAGTGGGTCGAGAAGCACCTGAGCACCGACCCGATCCAGCGGGCCGCTGCGGTGATGGTGGCCTTCGAGATGGCCCGCTTCGCGCGGCGCAACAACGCCTTCAACGTGCGGCACTTCGACTTCTACGCGCTCAACTTCATGGCCTACGTCGAGCGCACCATGCCGAAGATCGAAAGCATCCTGGCCGCGCTGAACGTGACCAGCTTTTTCGGCGGCGACTGGCTGGAACACGCCTATGCGGGGATCGAGAAGGACGCGACCACGCTGGCCTTCCCGCCCTTCACCAAGGGCGGCTACGAGGTCCAGTTCAAGTTCCTCAACGACAACGTGGCCTGGGACGAGCCGTCCTACGGCCTGTGGAACCCCGAGGACCTTCACGCCGAGACCCGCAAGCTGGAGGCAGCGGGCTCGAAATACTGCATCCTGACCGATCAGGCTTGGGAGGATCAGGAGCCGGTGCTGAAATACACTGCCGGCCTGCGCCTGCCGCATTACTGCTACGCCCATACCAAGGCGTCGAGCTTCATCGCCAAGCGCGGCCGGGCGCAGCCGTTCAAGTACCGGCCCATCGAGATCGACAAGCTCGGGCCTGATACAAAAATCACCGTGGTTCCGGCAGATGGCGCCAAGATGAACTTCATCAAGGATGTCTACCTCGCCAAGAACATCCAGCATGTCTCTGGCTCGCAGAACTTCCTGATCTATGCAGATGGGATGCTGCTCGGCTCGGTGATCTATGACGAGGGGCCGAAAACACGCATGGCTTACGGCTCGCGCACCATCTTGCTGCTGTCGGACCTCTCGATCAGCCGGGCGGGCAAGCTCTCCAAGCTGGTCGCCTCCATCGCCACCTCGCGCGCCCTGATCGGCGCCATGGAGGCCAAGCTCCTCAAGCGGTACGAGCGGGTCGTCACCACGGCCTTCTCCAAGCACCCCAACTCGATGAAGTACCGCGGCGTCTTCAAGAAACTCTCCCGCCGCCGCAACGACACCGACACCGGCTTCGTCATCCAGTACGGCGCGCCGGTCACGGACGAGACCCCCAGGCCCTGTACAACAAATGGTGGAACCAGCATGGACAAGCTCGAGACCAAGATCGAAAGGCTACCCCTAAAGGCGCTCAAACATCTTGAGGTCAACGCCCGCTACATGACGGCGGAGCAGCAGAAGCGCCTCACCGAGAACATCAAGCGCGACGGCGGCCTCACCTCGCTCCCCCTCGTCTGGCTGCGCCACGACAAGAAGGGCAAGCCGCTCAAGACGCCGAGCTACGAGATCCTCTCGGGCAACCACCGCGTCTACTCCGCCCGCGAGGCCGGGCTCGAGGAGATCGACTGCATCGTGATCCTCAACAACATCGACGAGCAGCGCCGCGTCGAGCTTCAGCTCGCCCACAATGCCGTCACCGGGCAGGACGACCTCTCGATCCTCGAAGGTCTCTACGAGTCCCTCTCCCTGCTCGGCAAGGAATACTCCGGCCTCACCGATGAGGTCTTCAAAGGCATGATGGACATAAACCTCGACGGCCTCAGCGTGGCAGGCCCCGACTACCAGGACATCAACCTCTCCTTCCTGCCCTCCAACGCCGCTGAGTTCGAGGCTCTGCTCAAGCGCGCGGCCAAGGCTGCGAAGGTGCTCCACTACGCGGCGCGGATCGAGGACTTCGATAACCTCTTCGACGCGATCGTCAGAACCAAGGAGGCGATGAACGTCCAGAACGCGGCCCTGGCGATGACACTGGTGGCAGAGCTTGCCATCGAGCGGCTGGAGCAAATCGAGGCGGAAAACGAGGCAGAAGAAAACGGGGAGGCGGCGGAAATCCTGGAGGAGGACGCGGCATGAAATACGGAGACAAAACAGACACTCACGCGCGTTGGGGTGCCCTGTGACGGCGGCGAAGCGGCGCGGCGGTCGCCAGACAAAACTCACCGTCGCCAAGGTCAGGCTCGCCATCGAGAACACCGGCGCGATCCGCACAGCCATGGCAAAGCACCTCGGCGTTGCCCGGGCCACGCTCTACAAGTTCCTCAACGAGCACCCGGAGCTGAAGACCGAGATCCACGATGTCGAGGAGCAGACCATCGACCTGGCGGAAGGGCAGGTGCTCAAGGCGATCAAGGACATGGATATGTCCACGGTGCGCTGGTTTCTCGACCGCAAGGCCAAGCATCGCGGTTACGGCAACATCACCATCACGGGCGCGGACGGCGGCGCGATTCAGGTGGAACACGCCATGGCGAAGCCGGACTACAGCAACCTGACGCTCGCGGAAAAAAAGCAGATGCTCGCCCTGCACAAGAAGGCCATGGCGAAGCCCGACAATGCTGCTCCAAGCAAATGAGGAGCAGGCCCTAGAAGCGGAGATCAGCGCCGAGAGCTTGGCCGAGATGGTCGAGTTGGGCTGGAACCAGGTCGAGGCCCGCAAGCTGACGCGCAACTGGCACATGGATGCCATCTGCGATCACCTGCAGGGGGTCAGCCGGGGCGAGATTCCGCGGATCATCTTCAACGTCCCGCCGCGCCACACCAAGTCGTTGACCTGCAACGTCTTCTGGCCCGCCTGGGACTGGATCGCCAACCCTTGGCGCACCTTCCTCTTCTCCTCCTACCGGGTCAGCCTGTCGGAGCGGGACAACAAGAAGGCGCGCAAGCTGGTCGGCTCCGAGTGGTATCAGAACCGCTTCGAACCGCGCGTCGATCCCTTGAACGACACCACCTCGCGCTGGGGCATCAAGGGCGGCGGTGAACGCCTGATCACCTCCGTGGGCGGGGCCTCCTCGACCGGGGAGGGCGGCGACATCATCGTGATCGACGACCCGATCTCGGCCGATGCCGCCCGCCAGCCCAAGCAGCGCCAGAACGTCATCGACTGGTGGGACGAGACCATCAAGAGCCGTCTCAACGACCCCGAGCACGGCGCCTTCGTCATCATCATGCAGCGGCTCCACGAGGAGGACCTGACGGGCCATATCCTGGCCCACGAGACCGGCTGGGACCACCTCTGCCTGCCCGCCCGCTACGAGCCGGACCACCCGCACCCGATCCGCTCCTCCATCGGCTTCAAGGATCCGCGCAAGACACCGGGCGAGCTTCTGAACCCCAAGCGGTTCAACGCCAAGTCGCTCAACGACATCGCGCCCGAAGGCTCCTACGCCGAGGCCGGTCAGTTGCAGCAGCGCCCCGCACCCCGCGAGGGCGGCATGTTCAGCCGCTCCTGGTTCTCCACGGTCCCTGCCGCCCCAACCTGCATCCGCTGGGTGAGGGCCTGGGACCTGGCCGCCTCGACGGAGAAGGACAGCGCCTACACCGCCGGCGCCCTCGTCGGCATCACCGCTTCCGGTCAGTACGTCATCGCGGACATGCGCCGCGAGCAGCTTTCGGCGGCCAACGTCAAGCGCCTGATCCGCAACACCGCCGACCAGGACCGCGAGACCCTGGGCCAGATCCTCGGCTCGATCCCGAAAGACCCCGGTTCGGGCGGCAAGGCATGGGCGCAGGAGATCATCGCGGCGCTCGCCGGTCACAACTACCGAGCCAGCCCCGAGGACGGCAGTAAGGAAACCCGCGCCGAGCCGGTCTCGGCCCAGGCCGAGGTGGGCAACGTGATGCTCGTCAAGGGCGACTGGAACAAGCCCTTCCTCGACGAGATCGAGCTCTTCCCGAACGGCAAGTTCGCGGACCAGGTGGATGCCCTCTCACGGGCCTTCATGGAACTTCAAAAGAAACAGTCAGGGCCGCTCAAAGGCAGGTATCGCTATGGATAAGACGCACGACCCCAGCCAGTTGGCCGACGACATCGCCCAGATGCAGGACAATTGGCGACAGGTCCGCGCCATCCTTGGCGGGATCAAGACTATGCGGGAGGCGGGGACGACCTACCTGCCGCAGTTCCTCGAAGAGGACGACGAGGTCTACGACCAGCGCCTCCAGGCCACCAAGATGACCAACGTCTTCCGGGACGTGATCGAGAACCTGAGCCAGCGCCCCTTCTCCAAGCAGGTCGATCTCTCCGACGAGACCAAGGGCGGCGGCAAGGAGATGCAGGACTTCATCTGGGACGTGGACGGCTCGGGCCGCTCCATGCACACCTTTGCCTCCGAGATCTTCTTCGACGGCGTGGCCTACGGCATCGAGTGGGTGCTGGTGGACTATCCGCGTGGTCTCAGGAATGCCACCCGCGCCCAGGAGAAGGAAGCGGGCGCCCGGGTCAAGTGGCTGCGCTACGACGCCCTCTCCGTCCTGGCCGCCGACACGGCCATCATCAAGGGCCGCGAGGAGTTCGTTCACGTGCGCCTGCGCGAGAGCCGCCGCGAGCGCAAGGGCTTCACCGTCGAGACCATTCCGCAGATCCGGGTGCTGGAGCGCGAGGAGATCAGCCCCGGCCTGTGGGGCCCACCCGAGTGGTCGCTCTGGGAGGAGCAACAGGTCGAAGGCAAGGTCGGTAAGGAGTGGGTGCGCGTCGATGAGGGTGCGCTGACCATCGACACGATTCCGCTGGTGCCCTTTATGACGGGCCGCCGCGACGGCAACTGCTGGAAGCTCTTCACGCCGATGGAGGACGCCGCCGATCTCCAGGTGGACCTCTACCAGCAGGAGTCGGCCCACAAGCACGTCAAGAACATGAGCGCCTTTCCCATGCTTGTGGGGGAGGGGGTGACACCCGAGACGGGCGAGGGCGGCAAGCCCAAACCCATGACATTCGGCCCGATGACCGTTCTCTACGCGCCCGCGACCGGCGAGGGCGGCAGCCCGCGCTGGAACTTCCTGGAACCGGACGGGCAATCGCTGACCCAGCTGTCGGGCGACATCAAGGACACGATCAAGGAGATCCGCGAGCTTGGCCGCCAGCCACTCACGGCCCAGTCGGGCAACCTGACGGTCATCACCACGCAGGTCGCGGCCCAGAAGGGCAACACGGCGATCCAAGCCTGGGCCATGGGTCTCAAGCTCTCGCTGGAGCGGATGCTGGAGCTGACCGCAAAGTGGATGGGCATCAAGGGCTTCGAGCCGGTCGTCTACGTGGACACCGACTTCGACCTGACCTGGGCTGACAACGACACCTACGCCCACGTGCTGAAGCTCCGCGAGACCGGCGAGATCAGCCGCACCACCGCGCTCAACGAGGCCAAGCGCCGTCACATTCTCTCCGACGACTACGACCCGGAGGGGGATCTCGACGCGCTGCTAGAGGAGATCGAGGACGACGAGGAGGATGCACCCGATCCCGTCGATCCGCCGCCCCCGCCCGAGGGTGAAGACGAGGAAGAGGGCGACGACGAAACCACTGAAACCGAAGAGGAAACCACCCCATGAAACTCAAGACAGTCGAGATCGAAGGCAAAGTCTACGCCGAGGTCCAGGACGGCAACCCGGTCTACGAGGTAGACGGCAAAGACCAGCCCATCGACGCCGCCAAGGCCATCGGCAAGATCCCCTCTCTGCAAGCTGAGGCGCAGCGCCACCGCGAGGAGAAGGAGAAGCTGGAGGAGGTCGTCGGCAAGTTTAAGGGCATCGAGGACCCCGCTGCCGCACTGAAGGCGCTGGAGACCGTCTCCGCGCTCGACAGCAAAGAGCTGATCGCCGCCGGTAAGGTGGACGAAATCAAGGCCGCCGCGGTCAAGGCCACCGAGGAGAAGATGGCCGCTGCCATCAGGGCCAAGGACGAGGAACTGGCGAAGATCGCCAAGGAGCGCGACACGGTCTCCAGCCAGCTTTCCAACGAGCTCATTGGCGGGGCCTTCGCCCGCTCCGAGTTTGTCCGCGAGAAGGTCGCCATCCCGGCGGACTTCCTGCAGGCCCGCTTCGGGCAGAACTTCAAGGTCGAGGACGGCAAGGCCGTGGCCTACGACCAGAGCGGCAACAAGATCTACTCCAAGACCAACCCCGGTGATCTCGCCAACTTCGACGAGGCGATCTCGATCCTGGTCGATCAGTATCCGCAGCGCGACCACATCCTCAAAGGCTCCCAGAACGAAGGCGCAGGCGCCAACGGAGGGGCAGGGGGCAACGGTGGTGCCAAGACCATCCCGCGTTCCCAGTTCAACGCCATGGATCAGGGCGCTCGCGCTGCAAAGCTCAAGGACGGCTACAAGGTGGCCGACTGACCCCGGCCCGGATGGGCAACCCTATGCCGCTCTCGGGAGGAAGCCCGGCGGTGCTCGGAGGAGGAAGCCTCCAACCCTTCACATCAACCCCCTTTGCCTAAAGGAGAAATACCATGGCAAACGTCCTCACGGACCTTGCGGCGGACCTCTACAAAGCCGCCGACATCGTCGGGCGTGAAGCTGTCGGCTTCATTCCCTCCGTCACCATCAACGCAGGCGCGCAAGCAGTTGCCCAGGGTGACACCATCCGCTCGCACTTCACCCGCGAAGCAACGGTGAACACCAGCCACACGCCCTCGATGACCATCCCCGAGGGTGATGACCAGACGGTCGACACCAAGACCATGTCGCTGAGCCAGATCGCCAACGTCCAGATCCCCTGGACCGGCGAGGACATGAAGCATGTCAACAACGGCCCCGGCTACGAGACGATCTACGGCGACCAGGTGGAGCAGGCGCTGCGCGGCATCGTCAACGCCATCGAGGCCCACGTCGCGACCGTCGCCTACCAGGGCGCCTCCCGCGCCATCGGCACGGCGGGCACCACGCCCTTCGGCTCCAACTTCAACGACATCGCTGAAGTGCGCCAGATCCTCTTCGACAACGGGATGCCGGTGAACGACGGACGTCTCTCGCTGGTCCTGAGCTCCAACGCCGGCACGAACCTGCGCCAACTCGCGCAGCTTCAGAAGGTGAACGAGTCCGGTGATGAGCGGATGCTCCGTCAGGGCACCCTGCTCGATCTTCAGGGCTTCATGCTCAAGGAGAGCGCGCAGGTGCAGAGCCACACCCGTGGCACCGCTTACGGGGCCTCGCCCGACTACCTGGTGGACTACGGCTCCGGCTACAACATCGGAGACAAGACCATCCACCTCGATACGGGTGCGGGCACCCACGTCGCGGGCGATGTCATCACCTTTGCTGGCGACAGCCACAAGTACGTGATCGGCACCGGCTCGGCAGACTCGGGTGACAAGGACATCGTGCTCAATGGCCCCGGCCTGCGCGCTGCCCTCTCCGATGGCGTCGTGGCGGAGGTGGGCGACAGCTTCACCGCCAACGTCGGTCTGCACCAGAACGCGGTCGAGCTTGCCATGCGTCCCATGGAGAAGCCCGGCGGCGGTGACGCGGCTGTGGACGAACTGATCGTGCAGGATCCCCGCTCGGGCCTGGTGTTCCGCATCAGCGCCTACAAGGGCTTCTACAAGTCGATGTTCGACATCACCGTGCTCTATCAGGCGAAAGCCTGGAAGCCGGAAGCCATCGCCCTGCTGCTGGGCTAAGCCCTTCGGGCGGGTCTCCTCGGTCCCGCCCGAAACCGCTCCGCCGCCGACCTCGTGATCCCCCCAGGATTCTCCACGGCGGCGGGGCACCTCACCCCGAAACCAGAAAAGGAGGGCAGCCATGTCCCGGCTCCCAACCGTCCAGATTTACGTGGGCGACCGCGTGGGCTTCATCAACGAAGCCGACTTCGACCCGAAAAAGCACAGGATCTTCTCAGGCAAGCCCGAAGACCTGCCGGGCCGCGAACCGGACCCCACCCCCTCGGATCGCGAACTGCTCGAAGAGCGCGCCAAGGCCGCCGAGGTCGAGTTCCACCCCAACATCTCCGACGAGAAGCTCCTCGAGCGCGTCGAGGCCGCAGAGGCCGCCCAGGAGCCTGCGCCCGCGCCCGAACCGGCGCCCGCGAAAGAGCCCGCCAAGGCGCCAGCGAAGAAGGCCAGCAAGGCCAAGTGAACAGCCGCGCGGCGGGCGCTGGGGGCCACCCGATACCCGCCACCAATTTCTGAGGGCACGACATGGCACTGACACCTGAAGACGGCACCGGGCTCGCCAACGCCGATGCCCTGATCTCGCTTGCCTATGCGAACACCTACCACTCCGAGCGGGGCAACAGCACCTGGACCGGCGACGACGCTGACAAGGAAAGCGCGATCCGCCGCGCCAGCTTCTACCTGTCGAACCACTACGACTGGATCGGCCTGCCGCTCAACGGGCGCACCCAGGCCCTGGCATGGCCGCGCACCGGCGTGGTGGACGGGCTGGGCTACGCCATCGAGAGCAGCGAGATCCCAAAGGAGGTCAAGCAGGCCTGTGCCGAGGCCGCGCTGCGCGAGCTTGTCTCGGTCGGCTCCCTGACGCCCGACTACACCCCTTCCGAGCGCCTGGAGAGCGCCAAGGTCGGGCCGGTCTCCGTGACCTACGCCAACAACCGCACCGACAGCGAGTCCTCGCGGCCCATCCTGCTGATCGTGCGCGACCTGATCTCGCAGTATCTCGAGGACGGCGGCAGCACGACGCTCATAGGCCGGGCCAACCGTGGCTAAGATCCAGGCGGTCGCGGGCCGCGACATCGAGCGCCAGGACGAAAAGGCGCAGGTGCTGGCGGCGCTGCACAATGCGATCGCGCTGGTGGAGAGCGGGGAGCTGGAGGCCAACCGGGTCGCCATCATCCTCGCCAACAACCAGGTCGAGATCTTCGAGTTCCGCTGCCTCTTCTGGGGCCGCGCCCTGGAGATGATGGGCCTTCTGGAGATCGGGCGCGGCTACCTGCTCGACGTGACGGTGGACGGATGATCTCGGTCGTTTGCGTCCTGCGCTCGGGCGGGATCTACACCCCCGAATGGGTCTACCGCCTGCGCGCCGGGGTCGAGAAGCACCTCAAGGCCAAGCACACCTTCATCTGCCTGTCGGACCTGGAGCTCAACTGCCACCGGGTGCGGCTCTGGCGGCCCTGGTACGGCTGGTGGTCGAAGATCGAGCTTTTCCGGCCCAACCTTTTCACCGGGCCGACCCTCTACATGGACCTCGACACCATCGTAACCGGGCCGCTCGATCCGCTGGTGCGCAAGACGTCCGGCTTCACCATGTGCGCCGACTTCCTGCGGCCCGAGATCCACAACTCCTCCGTCATGTCCTGGCGCGGGGATTACTCGCAGATCCACCAAGCCTTCGAGGCCGACCCGGCGGGCGCGAAAGCCTTCTACCGGCTGACCCCTGACGGTCGGATCGGGGATCAAGCCTTCATCGAGGACGTGGTGGAGCAGATCGACACCTTTCCCGGGCGCACCGTGGCGAGCTTCAAGCGCCACGCCCGGCATGGCGTCCCTGCGGGAACCGCCGCCGTGACCTTCCACGGCAAGCCCAAGCCCCCTGAAGCCGGGGGCTGGGTCCGAAACCACTGGCCCAAGGACTTCAGACCATGAGCAACAGCTTCGAGGACCGCACCGAGATCCGCATGGGCTACCACGTGCCCAAGGGCGATCGCGTTTGCTTCAAGGCCACCTTGCGCACCCTTCCGGATCTCCTGCAGGCCGTGGCCCTCTGCCCCGAGCGCCGCATCGCGATCCAGGCGGGCGGCAACGTGGGCGTCTGGGCCAAGGAACTCGCCTATGTCTTCGAGACGGTCTACAGCTTCGAGCCCGACCCGCTCAACGTCCGCTGCCTGGTGCTCAACACGCCCGACAACGTGATCTGCCAGCAGGCGGCCCTGACCTCGGGCGTCTATGACGGCTGCGTCGATCTCGACCGCCAGCCCGGCAACATCGGGGCGCACGAGACCAACTGGAGCCGGGTCGGGCGCTATCCTTCGGTCGCCATCGACAGCCTCGCGCTGGAGTGCTGCGACCTGATCTATCTCGACATCGAGGGCGACGAGCTTGGAGCCTTCAAGGGGGCCTCGCACACCATCGCGGAGCACCGCCCGGTCGTGGCCTTCGAGGACAAGGGCGTCAAGGGCACGTCGAAAGGCCAGATCGAGCAATGGCTCGAAAAGGAGTTCGGCTATGAGGTCGTGGCGCGGCCGAACCGCGATGTCATCATGGTGGCGGGCTGATGCTGACGGGGCAGGGCTTCATCTTCGTCCACATTCCCAAGTGCGGCGGCAACTCCGTCGCGATCTCATTGGGTCGCACCGACACCGACATTCCGATGCACCTGCCCTACAAGGCGGTGGCGCACCGCGGTCTGCCGGGGATGACCTTCATCCGCAATCCCTGGCACCGGATGGTCTCGCTCTACTACTTCCTCTGGCAGTCGCCCGCCCGGCACCGACAGCGCGTCAAGCCCGAAGAGATCAAGGCCATGGGCTTCAAGAAATGGCTCCTGGAGGGGACCAACTGGATGTCCAACGAGCCGCAGCCTGACGGCGCGGTCTACACCCGCCAGTCGGGCCGCTACGGCGCGGACGTGACCTACGAGGGGCTTGATGTGGTCGCCGCCGAAACCGATCTGGCGCCGATGCAGCGCCGTCCCTGCATGTGGTGGGCTGAGGGCTGCAAGTACATCGGCAAGGTCGAGACCATGCAGGCCGATCTCAACCGCTTCCTGATGGATCTCGGCCAGAAGCCAGTGAACCTCGGGCACGTCAACAAGACCCGCGCCAAGCCGACCCGCTGGCAGGACGAGTACGACTACGAGACCGTCGCCCACGTGGCCCGCTATTTCGCCGCCGACATCAAGGCTGGAGGCTACACATGCCCGCTCTGACCACGGCCCTTGTCCTCGGCGGCGGCGACACCCTTTTCGAGGACATCGACCGCTACCGGGCGGAGCACGGCGGTCACTACGATGGCGTGGTGGCCTGCAACGACGCCGGGACGGTCTGGCCCGAGACGCTGGACGCCTGGGTATCCCTGCACTGCCGCTACTTCGTCCAGAAGGATTGGCGCAAGAAGCGGGCCGAGGCGGGCTACCCGGAGGCGCTGCGCCACTATGGGCACCTGCAAGCCTTCCGGGGCTCGCTGGGCGAGAAGGCGGGGCTGACACGCGACCTGATCGCGACCGACTATCTCTTTCCCGGCCAGGACAAGAGCGGATCTTCGGGCCTCTTCGCGGCCAAGGTGGCGCTGATCGACCTGGGTTTCGACCGGGCGGTCCTTTGCGGCGTGCCGATGTCGAACGGGCCGCACTTCTGGGATGCGGAGAAAAAGCCATGGGCCCCGAACGAGGGCTTCCGCCGCCAATGGCTGACGGTGCCGCAGGAGTACCGGGACCGGATGACCTCGATGAGCGGCTGGAGCCGCGTACTACTGGGCGCGCCGCCCAGGGCTGACACCTGAAAGGAAACGACATGCCCCGCCTACTGAACAACACCGATCGTGACATCACCCTCGGATCGGGCCACATCGTCCCGGCCCGCGATATGCTGCTGGTGACGGAGCAGACCCTGGCCCACCCCGACAACATCGCCGTGCAGGGCGACATCAGCGCCGGGCGGCTCGTGGTGGAGCTGGACGACGCGCCGCGCTATGGCGCAACCGGCCAGACCATGGAGGCCGTCGCGGAGGACGAGGAGATCTCGGGCGACGACGAACTTCCCAGCCTGACCCGCACCGACATCGCCAAGATGCGCAAGAGCGAGCTTGTGGAGCTGCTGGAGGCCCACGGCTGCGAGGGCGCGGCCCTGGAGGGCACCGCCGACGAGCTGCGCGACACCGCCGTCGCCGTGATCTTCGCAGACCTCTGATGCCCAGCTTCGCCTACGGGCCGCTCAAGACCCTCGCGGAGAACCTTGTTGAACAGTTTGGCGATACGGCCATACTGCGGCAGGTCACGAACAGCGGAACGGCGTATGCCCCAACTCAGACCGAAACGGACACCACGATCAAGGTCGTGGAAGATGAGGATGAGGTTCGGGATAGCTCTGGATCGCTTGTGGGGCAAACCGAACGAACGCTTTATGTCTCAACATCGGCTGGCGTCGTTCCAGGCAAGAGCGACAAGATCGTGATGGATGGTGTGGAGTTCGAGATAGTGACCGCCAAGCGCGTCAGGGGAGGTAGCTTAAACCTCCTCTACGAAGTGGTCATTCTTACGTGACCCGCACGGTGCTCGATGACCTCTCGGCGGCCCAGCTTGCCGAGATCGAGCGCAGAGTTGCGCAAGCCGGCGCCTGGGCTATGCTGGTCTGGCTGATTGCCTGGTATCAGGCGATGAACAGGAGGCCGAGATGAGCAACGCGAAATTTCACACGATTATGACAGCTTTGTGCGTGTTGATGGTAGCCTCCTTTGACAAACCGTTGCCGCTTTGGATCGGTATGCTTGCCACGATTTTCAACGCCGTTCTCGCCATCTACTATGTGGTGCGCGAAGAAACCTGACGGGATGTTTGATTGAGGCGCTGCACGTCGCAGCGGATCGCCTTCGAAAGCAGGCGAAGGGAGACGGAAATGCGTGACCGCAACTGGATCGAAACGACTATCATAACAACCGGCGTCCGCCAGCAGATCGACGCCAACGCGATCGAGGGCGAGCCAGAAGACAAGCGCGCCCGCCACACGCCGCCTATGGACCGATCTGGCGAGCTGTGGATGCCGGGGTTCCACCGGGTCGAGAGAGGCTGAGATGATGCAAGCCATGAACACCATTCGGGTTCGCCTGGGCGGAGAGAGCGACGTGGTTCAGGCCATGCACTCCGAGCAGGCGGCACTCGACATTCGGCCCTACGAAGTCTCGGCCAGCTTTCATTCCAACGATCCAGGGCTGATCGGGAAGGCGGTCAAGATGGAGATCGAAGGCAGCAAAGACCGGTATGGCGTCGTGAACGAAAACGGCGATGCTGATCTGGTGACTGACCGCGTCTTGATCGCGAAGGAAGCCTGAGATGACGGATATTCGCAACTGGCTGATTGAGCAGCGCGCAAGGCTAGATGCGGCGCAGACCATTAAGCGGATTGCTCAACTCGGCCCCAAGTTGGCTACAGATATGAAGCACCCCGGCGCCCCCTTCGGCGCTTCATTGACGATAAACTGCCGATGCGTGATCAAACCGAAATGACCAACGCTGCCACCCGCGAAATGCAAGGCATGGGGCCTGTCGAGGTCGTGCAAGAGTTTCAGAAGGGCTGCGTCGATACGAAAACCCGAGGGGAGCCAGCCCACACCTGCTCCGAATGCTTCTCTGCTGCCATCGAACTCCTGATGAAACAGGGCTTCAAGAAAGACGAAGCGGCTTCCCTACTTTCAGGACCCGCCACCTAACCAACCCGAAAACCTGAAACCCCGCGCCGCCCCTGGGCGGTCTTTTCGCATGGAGCCACGATGGCAAAGCGCAAAACCCTGCTGGACCTTCTCGACGAGATGGAGCCAGCGGCGCGGGATGCCTTCGTGGCCTCGATCCGCGACCTCAAGTCGGACGTCCAGATCAAGGCGCTCGAGGCCGCCATCGGGCGCAACGACGTGCAGGCCGTCCTGCGCATCCTAGACCTCGGCCCGGAATACTTCGCTCCCCTCGACCGGGTGATTGCCGAAGCCTTCGACGCGGGCGGCGGGCTGGTCATGCAGGAGCTGGTGCGGGACGCGGCCAAGCAGGGCGTGCGGGTGGCGGGGCGCTTCAATGCCCGCGATGCGCGCGCCGAGCGGATCCTGCGCCAAACCTCCTCGCAGCGGGTCACGCACATCAGCGAGGGCACCCGCGAGGTGATCCGGGAGACCCTGTCGGACGCGCTGGAGCGCGGCACCTCGCCCCGGTCGGCAGCCCTCGACCTGGTGGGGCGCAAAAATCGCCTCACAGGGCGCCGGGAGGGCGGGGTGGTCGGTCTGACCCCTGGACAGGCGGAAACGACACGACGCGCCCGCTCCGAGCTTCTCTCGGGCGATCCAGCGCAGATGGCAAACTACCTGCGCCGCAAGACGCGCGATCGCCGCTTTGACCCCATCGTCAGGCGGGCGATCCGGGAGGGGAAGGCGGTCAAGGTCGGAGACGCGGCCAAGATGATGACCCAGTTCGAGGCGCGGCAGCTGCGCCAGCGCGGCGAGATGATCGCCCGCACCGAGCTTCTGGGCGCGCTGAGCCAGTCCAAGAACGAGGCGCTGGAGCAGATGATCGACCGCGGCAAGGTCTCGCCCGAGCAGATCACGCAGGAATGGGACGCGGCCAACGACGCCGACACCCGGTCGAGCCACGCCGCGATGGACGGACAGACCCGGCCCTTCGGCCAGCCCTTTACGAGCGGGAACGGGGTGCCCCTGCGCTACCCCGGCGACCCCATGGCACCCGCCGACGAGCGCATCAACTGCCGCTGCATCACGAAAGAGCGGATCGACTGGATCGCCTCGCTCGGGCCCGGCGACTGATGACCAAGTACAGCTTCGCCAAACTTGACCAGTGGGCGCTCAAGACCAAGAAGCGCATGGACGTGGTGGTTAAGCAGTCCGTCACCGACATGATCGCGGACATCGAGATCGTTCCGGCCATGGCGCGGGGCGGCACGCCTCAGAAGGGCACCATTCCGAAGGATTTTGGCGCTCTGGCGCGGTCCCTGCAATCGACCCTCTACGGCTCCACCTCTCTGAGCCAGCAGGGCGAGGACAGCCACATTCTGGTGGTCGGAAACATGGAAGCCGGCGACGTGGCGCGGTTTTCGTGGGGCGGCAACGTCGCCCCCTACGCGCGGGCCATTCACTACGGCTTCGGGACCTATCCCGGCACCTTCTGGATCGACGTGGCCCAAACGAAATGGCAATCCTACGTCGCTTCGGCTGTGCGGCGGGCTAAGGCACAGGTGAACGGATGAGCACGAAGAACCTTCGCAACGCCCTCAAGGCGCGGCTGCTGGCCGGATCGGTCGGCCCCACCAAGGTCTGGCCCAACGTCAACCCGACCTCGGACCCCCCGGCAAAGCCTTACATGGTGATCGCCACCGGGGGCGTGGACCGCGAGGGCGCGCTTCTGATCGGCAACCAGGCGGTCAAGGAAACCGGCCTCTTCACGGTTCTCATCGTGACCGAACAGGGCGAGGGCGAGGACGCCGCCCTGGACTATGCCGACGCCGTGGCCGCGCTCTTTCCGCAAGGTCTGCGGATCTCCTTCACCGGGGGCGAAATCACGATCCTGACCCCGCCCGCGATCCGGGCCGGGTTTCCCGATGGCTCCGACTGGCGCACGCCGGTCGTGATCCGCTACCGGGCCGAGTTTTCCTGACATCAGCGCCGCTTCCTGAGCAGCGCCAACCAATACCGGCCTTCTGGGCAGGCCGGTTCCCCCTTGCGGGTGAAAGCCCAGATTTGAACCCCCAAGAAAGGAGGACATCATGTCCATCTCGTTCATCGGCTCCACGCTCGCGTGTGTGGCCTCAACCCCTGCCTCGGAAGACCAGTCCGGCTACGAGGCCCTCTCCTACACCGCCATCGGCAACGTGGTCTCCATCGGAGAACACGGCGACACCTCCGAGGATGTCTCCTTCACGCTCCTGCAGACGGGCCGCGTGAAGCACATCAACGGCGCCAAGGACGGCGGCGAAATCTCCGTAACCATCGACTACAGCCGGGCCGATGCGGGCCTCACCCTGCTGGAGGCGTCGAACAACTCCAACACGACCCACTCCTTCCGCATCACCGACAGCGACGGCGACGACTGGTACTTCCAGGGTGTCATCGCAAACCTGCGCGTCATGGAGCGCACGGCCTCCCAGTACAAGGGCCTGACCTTCGTGATCCGCGTCCAGTCCGCCGAGGTGAAAGTCGACGGCGCGTAATCCTCGCCAGCCCTGAAAAGGGGACGTGCATGGGCCTGCACGTCGAGGACAGGACCGGGCGGCTTGGTTTCACCGCCCGGTCCTTCATCGAAACCGGAAACCGATCAAGGAACCGAAAATGGATTTCACGACCCTCAACACCAAGAACGACGCCGAGGCCGGCGCCTTCCTGCACCTCAAGCACCCCGTCCTGGGCCACAAGCTCTACGAGGGCGAGGGCGCCACGAAGACCGGCGAATGGACCGACAAGACCAAGAGCCCCGACGCGGTCGGCGTCATGGTTCGCGGCACCGAAAGCAAGTCCGTGCAGGACCGCGTCAAGAAGCTGCGCAAGGCCAAGCTGAAGGGCGACGACGCGGCCGAACCGGACGAGGAAACCGGCCTGAGCTTCGTCTGCTCCCTGGTCATCGGCTTCAAGGGGCTGACCAAGGACGGCAAGCCGATGGAAGCGACCGACGAGAACAAGCGGGCCTTCTTCGAGCAGTCCGACAACCTCGTGGAACAGGTGATGACCTTCGCCCAGGAGCGGAGCAATTTTTTTCGCGGAACGTCGAACGGCTGAGCCGGGCGACGGAACAGTTGGGCTGGCTGCACGCCACGCCCGAACATGACATGGGAGAGGGCAAGACGAAGCCTTGGCCTCACACCCGTCTGGAGCAGTACCGGAAGGAGGGGCGCGAGCCGCCCTTCCCGAAGATCCAGCACGGCCACCACCTGATCAACGCGCTCTTCGAGGTCGGCCCGACGAAGCACGGGGCGATGGGCGGCGAGGAGCCGGTCGGCTGGCTGGACGTGGACGCCTACGCCCGCCTGACCGAGGAAATCACGGAACCCTGGGAGGCCCGCGCTCTGATCGAAATGAGCCGGGCCTATCTCAACGGCAAGCGGAGCGGCACGGACGTGCTGTCGATCCCGCCGCTGGAGCGGGACTGACCTAGTCGATCACGTTGCCTTCGTGATCAACGGCGCTGACCGGGATGAAGTGGAAGTCGATCCGCTCCCGGTCGGCCCGGGCGGGAATGAAGGGCAAGCGCACCACCTCTTCGATGGTCTCTCCCGGCTCGATCCCCCCGGCGAAACCGATCCGGCCCCACGGGGTGCTGTCTGTGCGGGTATCGACCCAGGGAACCTCCCGTCCTTCTTCGGTGTGGAGGTGGTGGAAGCTGAGGGCCGAGACCGCCGCCTGACCGTGGTTCGTGAACCTGCAGATCATCAGATTGTCGAGGTCATGCGCGGCCGGCTCGCAGCCGTGGATCTCGACAACATCAGAAATATCCGCCTGCGCGGTCCCGGCGAGGACAGCTAGGGCCAGAACGATCTTCTTCATCTCAACCTCCGATTGCCATGTCACTTAGATAGGCCGTCGCTTATTGCGATTCAAGGAAAAGCCATGGACGTTGCCGAACTGGGCATGAAAGTCGATACCCGCCCCCTCAAGGAGGCGGAACGCTCGATGGAGGGGTTTGTCCGCGCCGGCAAGCGCGTGGACGGGGCCGCTCGCAATGTCACGCGCCAGACCGACATGATGGGCGCGGCCCTGAAGCGGGCGGCGAAGTTCGCCATCGCGGCCACCTCGGCCTTCGTGGGACTCGGTGCGGCCACCCAGGCCATCACCACGGCGCGCCAGTTCAACTCCGCCCTGGCCGAGACCTCGACGCTCCTCAAGGGCACGGCCAAGGAGATGTCCTTCCTCGACAAGGAATCGAAGCGGCTGGCGGGCACCTACGGCGGCAGCGCCACGGCTCAGGTCAAAGCCTTCTATCAGGCGATCTCCGCCGGGGCCGGATCGGTCGAGCAGGCCGCCACCGTGCTCGATCAGGCCAACCGGCTGGCCGTGGGCGGTGTCACCGACATCACGACCGCGGTGGATGGCCTGACCACGGCCACCAACGCCTATGCCGCGCAAGGTCTCACTGCGGCGGAAGCGTCAGACGCCATGTTCGTCGCCATGGCCGCCGGTAAGACGACCGTGGGCGAGCTTTCCAGCCAGCTTGGTCAGATCGTGCCCATCGCCAGCGCCGCCGGGGTTTCCTTCGACGAGGTGGTGGGCGGCATCGCGGCCCTGACCACGCAAGGCCAGTCAACCGCCATGGCAACCACCGGCCTGCGGCAGGTCATCGCCTCGATCATCAAGCCGACCAAGCAAGCCAGCGACATGGCCGAGCAACTGGGGATCGCCTTCAACGTCCAGGCGCTGGAGAGCGAGGGCCTGGCCGGGTTCCTCGAAGAGGTCATCGAGAAGACCGGCGGCAACCAGGAGGCCATGGCGCAGCTTTTCGGCTCGGTCGAGGCTCTGAACGCGGCTCTGGCCTTTGCGGGCGGCGCGGGCTCGACCTTCAGCGAGATCCTGGAGGACATGGCGAACAAGGCCGGGGCAACAGATGCCGCCTTCCAGAAGGTGGCCCAGGAGCTCGATCAGCGCATGTCTGCCGCCCTCGGCAAGATCGGCAACCTTGGTCTGGTCATCGGGCAGGCCCTCCTGAAGCTCGTGGTGCCGCCCCTGGAGGCCATCGCCGCTGCCGCGCAGCTTCTGGCCGAGAACTTCGACCGAGTGGAATCTTACGCCATCGCCGCCGCCGCCGCCCTGACCGTCACCATGGCGCCCGCGCTCCTCGCTGCCGGGGTGGCTGCGGGCAAGTTCGCCGCCGGGATTCTCCTGACCCGCACCGCGCTCATTCGCTCGGGCTGGGGCGTGGCAATCGTGCTTCTGGGCGAGGTCATCCACCAGATCAGCAAGGCCGTGGAGGCGGCGGGCGGGTTCGGTGCGGCCCTGTCGCTGCTGGGCGAGGTCGCCGCCGAGGTCTGGGAGCGCATCAAGACGGGTGCTGCTGGCATGGTCAAGACCATGGGCGGGCTGTGGCAAAGCATGAGCTCTTCCTTCCTGCTGGCCCTGTCGGAGATGGCGACCGCCGCGCACGATTTCCTGTGGCGCATCGGGTCGGCCTTCAGCGGCGTGGCCGGGTTTGAGACGGTTGGCGCAGGGCTTCTGGGGGCCGCCGAGAAATTGAGCGAAGCCTCCGGGTCACTGGCACGGTCGGGCTACGAAGCGCGGGATGCAGCGAAAGCCTCCCACGCGGCAGCCAAAGAGCTCTACGCCGCCGCCACCGCGCCCCTGAAGTCCCTCGAAAAGCTCAACAAGCAGGTCGAGGAGACCACCGAGGCGGCGGAGGACGCCACCAGCACCACGGTTGATCTCGACAATGCCCTGACCGATCTGGGCGAGGGCGGCGCGGGCAAGGCGGGCAAGGGCCTGAAGAAGGCCGCCGATGAGGCCAAGGGCTTCGAGAGCGCGCTCAAGGATGCCGCCATGACCGCCGAGGAGATCGGCAAGGAAAAGGCCAACATCCTGGTCGCGGGCATCGACAACGTGGCGAATGCCTTTGGGGATTTCGTGGCCGGTGGCCTCAAGGACTTCAAGGGCTTCGTCAAGCAGGTGCTGTCGAGCTTCACCGGCATGATCTCCAAGATGATCGCGCTCGCGGCCCGCAACCGGATCATGCTGTCGATGGGCATCTCTGCAAGCGACCTGTCGGGCGCGGCGGCCCAGGCGGCGGGCGGTATTCCGGGCCTGGGCGGTGGCGGTGGTCTGCTGGGCGGGATCCTCGGTTCCGTGGCCTCGGGCACCGGCCTGATCGGGGGGGCCTCCAACGTGATCGCCTCCTTCGGCATGTCCGGTGTCGGCGGGGCCTTGAGCTCCATCAGCCATTCCTTCAGCGCCCTCGCCGCAGGCACCGGCAGCCTGGCGACCGCCATCGGCTCGGCCCTTCCTGTCGTCGGTCTCGCCGTGGCGGCCTTCTCCTTCTTCAAGAGCAAGACGAAGGAGCTGGACACCGGCCTGCGCATCACCGCCACCGGCATGGACGCGCTGATCGAGTCCTTCCGCACCGTTGAGAAGACCCGCTTCTGGGGCCTCTCCAAGAAGGTGCGGACCTCCTACGAGGCAGCCTCTTCAGAGGTGGCGCAGCCGATCCAGGACGCCATCAACGACATCGGCCAGTCCATCACCGGGCTCGCGGGCACCCTCGGCCTGCAAGCCGAAAACCTCTCCAACGCGCGCTACCAGTTCGAGATCTCCACCAAGGGCAAGACCGAAGAGGAGATTCAGAAGGCCATCACCGAGGAGATGGGCGAGCTTGCCAACGCCTTCTCGGGCGCGCTGGTGGGCACCTACGAAGAGCTGGTCGTGGACGCCGCCGACATTGCCGCCGCCAAGAAAAAGCTGGACCAGATGCGCGAGCGGATGGCCCACCAGGGCGGGGAGGGTTTCGAGCTTGGCTCCGCGCTGCGGCCCTACGAGCAGGCCCTGGCCGACGCCGAGGCCGGGAAGGTGGTCGAACGTGTGAACGAAGAGTTTGCTCGCTTCGTGCGTTCCGGAGAGGATTACTACGACACGCTGGTGGCCCTCGCCGGGTCTCTGGAGATCGTCAACGACCAGTTCGATATGCTGGGCTTCAACCTCTTCGACGCCTCCCTGGCCGGGGCCGACATGGCCCGCACCTTCACCGACCTCTTCGGCGGCTGGGAGGGCTTTGCCAATGGGGTCGCGGGCTACATCGACGCCTTCTATTCCGATGCCGAGAAGCTGGAGCTGATCACCAAGCGCGTGAGCGAGGGGCTGGAGGGCCTGACCGGGGATAACCTCAACACGGCGATGGAAAGCCGCGACCTCTTCAAGGCCCTGACCGACTGGGCGGGGTCGATCGCGGCCAACAGCGACTATCACCGCGATATGTTCGCCAAGCTGATCAACGTGGCCCCGCTGGTGGACGAGATGTTCCGCCTGCAGGACTCGCTGGAGCAGGCGGGCGATGCGACCGGCGGTGTGACCGACCAGATCGAGCAACTGACCGAGGCGCAGCGCGAGGCGCAGGGGCTTCTGGGCCAGATCGACCAGTTGGAGCGGCAGCTCCTCGAGCTTCAGGGCGACACCGTGGCCCTGCGCCAGCGCGAGAAGGATGCCGTTGAGGACGAGAACGTCGCCCTCGTCGAAAGCATCCACACCCTGCAAGACAAGATCAAGACGATCCGCGACGAACAGGCGGCGGAGGCCGAGGCGGCACGGGCCGCCGAGCAGATGGCCGGCATCGAGGCGCGCCTGCACGAGCAACTGCTGCGGCTCCAGGGCGATACGGTCGCGCTGCGGGAACTGGAGGCCGAGGGCCTGAGCGAAACCGCGAAAGCGACCCTGGAGAAGATCTGGGCCCTTGAGGACGAGGCGGCGGCGAATGATGCGGCGGCGGAGGCAGCCGATGCGGCGGCCCAGGCGGCGCAGGAGCTGGCAGATCAGTTTGACAGCTTCGCGGACGCCTTCTTCACGGATGCGGAAAAGCTCGACCTGACCACCGCAAAAATCACCGACGCCCTGTCGGAAGTCGGCACGGACGTGCTCGATACGGTCCTCTCGACCCGCGCTGGCTTCAAGGATCTCGTGCTCTCCCTGAAGGAGGCCGGCGATCCTCTCTACGAGCTACTGCTGTCGGTCTCGCCGCTGGTGGCAAATCTCTACGACCTCAAGGACGCCATCGCGGAAGCGGGGCAGGTGGTCGATGAGACCGGCGAGGTGATCGAGGAGAACACCGAGGCCCTGCAACAGCGCCAGACCCTCGAAGACCGGCTGGCGAACACCATCCAGCAGATCAACGAGTTGACCCTGACCAGCGAACAGCTGCGGGCGCTGGAGCGGTCCACCATCGACGCCACCAACCTGGCCCTCTACGACCAGGTGACGGCCCGCGAGGACGAGCTTGAGGCCATCATCGCGAGCCAGAGGGCCATCGAGGAGGCGGAGCAGGCGGCCCAGGAGCGCGAAAACAAGCGCCTCTCCGAGATCGAGCGCCTGACCCAGCGCAAGCTGGAACTTGAGGGCGACACGGAGGCCCTGCGCAAGCTGGAGCTTGCCACCCTTGAGCCCTCGAACCGCGCCCTTCAGGAGTACATCTGGGCGCTGGAGGATCAGGCGACGGCGCAGGAGGAGGCCAGCCGCATTGCCGAGAAGGCCGCGAGCGAGCAGGACAGCCTCAACCGCCGGATACTGGAACTGCAAGGCGACACCGCCGCGCTGCGCGCCCTGGAACTGGCCGAACTGGAACCGGGCAACCGGGCGCTGCAAGAGCGCGTCTGGGCGCTGGAGGACGAGGCCGAGGCGATTGCGGAGGCGAACCGCCTGAAGGCCGAGGAGCTGGCCGAGCGGCTTGGCCTGGAGGGGGAGCTGCTGCGTTTGCAAGGCAACACGGCGGAACTGCGCCGCCGCGAGCTTGAAGCCCTCTTCCCGGCCAACCGGGAACTGCAAGAGCGGATCTGGGCGCTTCAGGACGTTTCCACCGCGGAGGAGGCCGCCGCCGAGGCCACGGCCAACGCCGCCGCCCGGATGCAGGACGCGCTGTCGCACCTTGCCACCCTGATCGACGACGCCATCACGGCGATCCGCGAGCGGGCAGCCCGCGAGATCTCAGATCTGCGCGCCACGCTGGAGGCCGCCCAGAGCGCCTTCGATCTGACGCGCACGCAACTGGAAGGCGCCTATGCCACGGTGCAGGCGTCGGTGGACGCGGATCGGGTCATGGCCGTGGCCCGCTACGAGACAGCCCTGTCCCGTCTCGACAGCCGGATGGATCACGCGCGGGCCTCTGCCTCACGCCTGGGGTCGATCTTCTCGATGCTCGACAGCGCCTTCAATTCAGCCTCGGAAGCCTCCGGGTCGGCCCTGGCCGCGCAGGTGCGCGAGGCTCAGCGGTTCCTGATCGGCCAGCGCGGTCGGGTTCCGGCGGATGCCGACCGGCTTCAGTCGGCCCTGTCGCTGGCGGGTAAGGACAGCACGACCTTCTACCGGGATGCCGAGTCCTTCCGCAACGCGCAACTGAAGACGGCGGCGGCCATCGGCGCCATGCGCCGGAACGCGGAAGGGGAGCTGACCGAGGCCGAACGTCAGGTGGAAGCCCTGGAGGCGGCCCGGGTGGCCCGCGAGCGCCAGCACGAGCGCGAAATGGACGCCCTCGACGCGCAGCTTGCCCGCGCCAAGGAGATCTACGAGGCAGCCCTCGGCAACACCGTGGCTGTCCTGGAGGTGAACGCCTCCATCGACAACCTGCGGCAGGTCGCCAACGGCTTCATCACCGAGCAGTTGGCGCTCAACCGCCTGACCGAGGAGACCAACGCAACGATCGCGGAGATCGAGCGGCTGGCGGATATGGAGATCGACTTCCTGAGCGCCCAGCTTGCCGAGTCCCGCACAGCGGTCCAGGTGGCCGAGCGGACCTACAACGCCACGCTGTCGGTCGAGGATGCCATCGCGGACCTCTCCGACGCCATCGAGGCTTACATGGCCTCACAGAACCCGGAGGACCCGCCTGCCTTTGCCACGGGCGGCGTGCACGGCGGTGGCCCGGCCCGGATTGCCGAGACCGGCGTGGAGATCGTCGCTCCCTCGCGCATCTACAACCCCTCCCAGACCCGGGCGATGCTCGATAACCGCGTGCTCGCCGTGGAACTCCAGCGCCTGCGCCAGGAGGTTCGGGACCTGCGCAACGACAGCAACGCCCGCCAGGAGCGCCTGATCGTGACCGCCGAGAAGAGCCGCAAGATCTCGGACAAGTGGGACAAGGAAGGTCTGCCGACGGAGCGCACGACATGAAGATGATCGCCCCCACCACCATCACCGACGCGATGCTGACCTCGACCAACCTGACCGAGGACGATTATGCGGAGTGGGACGCCTCCACCGACTACGTGACTGACGACTATGTGATCGTGATCGGCTCGACGCACCGGATCTACAAGGCGGTGCAGGCCAGCGGCCCGGGCGCCTCGCCCGCAGGGGTCCAGAACCCGGTCAACGACACGACCGAGACCTATTGGCAGAATATCTCCGCCACGAACCGCTGGAAGCCCTTTGACAACAAGACCACCGTGAAGGCCTCCAACGCCTCCTCGATCACCTACACCTTCGACTCCGTGGGCCTGGTGGACGGGGTGGCGCTCTTCGGTCTCACGGCGGAAAGCGCGCGGCTGGAGATCGACAACGGCAGCCCAGCGACGAGCGTCTACGACCAGACCATCGACCTCAACGACACCGCCATCGTCGTGGACGGCTACACATACTACTTCGAGCCGACCTCCACGAAGCGCCAGATTATCTTCCCCGATGTGCCGCCCTATTCGGCGGCGACCTACACCCTGACCATCACAGGATCCGGCACCGTCGAGGTGGGCCAGATCGTCCTGGGCCGCACCCGCACCCTTGGGGAGACCGAGTTCGGCACCGGGCTGGGCCTAAACGACTTCTCGATCAAGAGCGCGGACGACTTCGGCAACGCGGAGCTGACCCAGCGCGCCTTCTCCAAGACGGTGGATTTCCGGGTCAAGGTGGACACCGAGGTCACGGACCTACTGATGCAGCGCCTTTCCGACCGCCGGGCCTTGCCGACCGTCTACTTCGCGGGTGACGGCACGGACAAGTTCGGCACCACCGTCTTCGGCTTCTTCCAGGATCTGCAATTCGTCCTGCAGGGCCCGGCCAAATCTTCTCTGAACATCGAGATCGAGGAACTGATCTAGTGACCAAGCAAGCCCTCACGGCGCTGCCTACCGCGCCCAGCCGGGCCACCCCCGGCACTTTCGAAAGCCTCACCGACCCCTGGCTCTCGGCGCTGGCCGATGTGCCCACGGAAGTGAACGCGCTGGTCGATTACATCGAAGATCAGGCCGAGACCGCCTCTGCCCTGACCTGGTGGGTGGACGGGACCGCCTACACGGCGGGCGACGTGGTGTTCGACCCGGCCGATGGTGGCACCTACCGCGCCAAGACGAGCCACACGGCGGCGGGCACCAACCCCAACGCGGACAGCACCAACTGGCAGAGCGCGGGCGGTCTGGCGGCGGCGGATGCCACGAAGCTCGGCCACATCACGATCAACGAGGCGGTGAACCTCGACCAGATCATCGGCGGCAAGACTTTCACGGCGGATGGGGCAATCAGCGCGGGCGAGACTGTCGTGTTAAAGAGCACCGGGAAGGTCGCTGGGGTGACGGAAAGCACCACCACTTTTGCCCTAGACAGCGAATCCGAGGTCTATAGCGGCACCATATCTTCGTTCACCACCACGCAGCAGGTCTGCTTCCTTGGGTCGGGGAAGTATCTTTTTCTTTATGAGGCTGGCAGCGTCGTGAAGGGCAAGGTGGGAACCTACGATGGGGTTTCCTGGACCTACGGCACTGAAGCCACGCTTCTTTCGCGGAATGTCTCCGACATCTACTGTGAGTTCGATGCGGTGGCGGGGCATGGGGTCATTCTCGTTCTGGCGTCCAACATCGCCTATGCCAAGGCGTTCACCGTATCAGGCACCACGGTCACAACAGGCTCGGAACTGACGGTCGCCAACCCAGGCGGAACGAGTTCCACGACAGTTTCTTGCGTGGTCGGAAATGGTTACGCTGCCTTCGTCTACGATGCCACCGGCATCAAGGTGGTCTGCTGCACCATTTCGGGAACGACGCTGGGCACGCTGGGGTCGCCAATCACGCTTGATGGCACCAACGTCGGAGCGAACCACAAGATCGCCTATCTGGGATCTGATATGTTCGCGGTCAACTGGTCGGAGAACACCACCGAGGATGGCGGGCTGTCCCTGATTTCCAGGTCAGGCACGACCCTGACGCTCGAAGACACGCAGGAAATCTACAACGGGACGACCGATGTTTTCACGCCCACCACCTCTGTCGGACTGATCGCGCCGGGCAAGATTGCTGTCGCCTATCACAACAACGGAACGTCTTCGGCGCGAATTGTCATCGTTGAATACTCAGGCAGCAGCTTCACCGGCATAGGGACCCCTCTAAACATCGGTTTCCCGCTGAATTACTCGCACCATCGAATTGAAGTGAAGAACACGGGCGACAAGTTCTATCTCTGCGGCTGCAACGGCTCGACCTACCCTGTGGTCGTCGAACTGTCCTTGTCAGGAACGACGATTACCCTTGAACAGACCACCGTCATCGAAAGTTCCGTGAACTTCGTCAACGGGGTCGCGTTCGATGTCGAGAACTCCGTCGGCGTGGTCGCGATCTACAACAGTTCAGATACCGACCTGGTTTCGCGCGCATTTACCTTGGCATCGACCACCACCGACGCGGACGACTGGATCGGGATTGCGCAGGAAGCCGCGGTGGATGCTGCTACCCTGAAGATCGCGGGCCTGGGCGACATCGCCACCGGCCTGTCGGGTCTCACCATCGACACGACCTACTACGTCGATGACGATGGATCGCTGACCTCCGACAGCGCAGGCGGTCGCCTGATCGGAAAGGCCATTTCCGCAACCGAACTTCTTGTCGAAAGGGGCAACGCATGAGCGTCACCGAGTTCAGCTACAATCCGCAGTCCAGCAGCCCCGCTATCTTCTCGGCCCAGGCCGATGGCTTCAATGCCGAGCTACAGGCGCGGATGGACGACATCGAGTTGTTCGGGGATTACGTGGACCGGCGCGCGGAGGATGCCTCAGGCCATTCGGTGTGGGTGTCGAGCGCCAGCTACAACGATGGCGATGTGGTCTACTCTCCGACCGACTGGCTGCCCTACCGGGCGAACAAGGACATTGCGGTCAGCACGACCGATCCGAGCGCGGACGGGGGCACGGATTGGGTGGCGGCAGGCGGGGTCTCGGCGGCGCAGCAGACCAAGCTCGACTACATGACCGTGACCGAGGCCGTGGACCTCGATGCCATTGCGATCAATGGTGAGTTCACCGCTGACGGGGCAATCACGGCAGGCGATGTGGTGGTGCTGAAAACCGCCACCGGGAAGGTCGCGAGCGTGACCGAGAGCGGCGTGGCTGAGAGCGCCGGAACGCCGGTCGAAGTGTCCAGCCTCGATTACAATTTCTGCCAAACAGCCTACGACCCCGACAACTCCTGCACGATCATCGCCTACGAAGACGCGACCGGGACGGACAGTCTGGATTTCAGGGCCGTGACTGTATCGGGTTCCACCCCTACGATCTCGGGCACCATTGCCGCGACGACCACCGACACTCAGGCGATTGGTGTCTGCATGGCGAGCGCCGGGACCATCACAGTCATGGGGTTCGAGAACCGAAGCGTGTCGGATTATCCCTATGCGATTGCACTCACCTATAACGGGACAACAGGATCACTTGGCACGGCCCTTCAACTCAAGGCAATCGGCAGCAACGCCAGCGTCGGTGTCTGTTACGACAGCGTGAACGACCAGTTCATTACCGCCTATACAAGCACTTCCGGAGGGTGGGTTCAGGCCGTGACCTATTCGGGAACAGCCCTGACCGGCAATACCGAGGCGCAGTTCGAAAGCGGAAGCTGCAACTACAGCAACATCGCCTATGACCCGGTGAACCAGGAGTGCGTCGTGGCCTTCGGTGACGTGGCCGACAGCTACAAGATGAAGGCGTGCGTCGTGCAGATTTCCGGCACCACGCTTACCCCTCAGACCGCCGTTACACTGGAAACCGGCGCGGTCTACGCGCTCACCATTTGCTACGGCGGCGGCGTGTTTCTGATCGGCTACCGGGACTTCGACAGCACCGACATGAACCTGATCGCGGTCAAGATCAACGGCACCACGCTCGATGTGGGAACCGCTGTCGCCTATGCCAACACTGATGGTAGCCAGATGGCGATTTCCTACGATTCCGACCGCGACGAGTTCTGCCTTTTCTATCCCGACAGCGACAATTCTGGCTACACGTCCTTCCGCATGATCACGGTCAATTCCTCCACCCTGGCGATCACGCAGGGCAGCAAAGTTGTGGTCGAGAGCGCCAGCTACTCCTATCACAGCAGCGTCTACGACCAGTCGCAGAACAAGCACGTCGGGTTTTATGCCGGCAGCACCGCAGAGGCCGTGGTCATCAGCCCGACTTCCATTGTCAGCGACAACACCGATTGGCTTGGTATCGCGCAAGCCTCCGTGGCCGACACCGAGACCGTCGAAGTGCTGCGCCAGGGCCGTGTGGACGAGAACCAGAGCGGCCTGACCATCGGCGCTACCTATTACGTGGATGGAGATGGAGCGTTGACGACCGACAGCGAGGGTGGCGCCAACCCTAAGATCGGCAAGGCTGTCGCCGCCGACAAGCTCTACATCACCGAGGAGGCCGCCTGATGCCTGCTCAAGCCCTGACGACGATCACCGCCGCGCCGGTGCGCAACAGCCCCGGCACCTTCTCCGACCGCCACG